AAAAAGGAGATTATATTATATTAAAACATCCTAATTTAGCATATAGTGAAGAAGATGAAGAATTAAATATATATATTGATTATAGAAGATTATATAATAAATATAAAAATAGAAGACATAAAATAATTTCTGTAGACGAAGATTCTTGTCAAATTTACATAGACAGTATTCCACACACCTTTTATTTTAATGAAATTACATTAGCAAAACCAAATATTATTAATAAAATAAAAGTATCATGAACGAACTATCAGAATATGAAGACAAATGGTATTGGGAAGATCCATATTGGGAAGATAAATCAATAGAATATTAAAACCATGAAATTAACCAATAGTGAATACATTGCTTTTCGTAAGCAAGTTAAAGAAACATTACAAGAATTTCCTATGTTAAGAAAGGGGCAAGTAATGTTTAATGTTTTATATGAAATAAGACAAGATATCGCAGAAAATGTAAGATCTACTGATTTAGATCCATTTTATGACGATAATAAAATTCCACAATTTATAAAATACATTAGTGAATGAATGAAGAGGAAGAAAAGCCTAAGATTCTTTATGATGGAGACATAAAAGGAAGAGTTAAAGTCAAAGTAAATGATTTTACTTTTCTTTTTTGTTGGCCTGATAGAGAAGAAAAAGCTAAAAAGAAGTATGCAAAGTACTTCAAAAAGAAATTTATTAAGTATTAATTAACATGCCAGCAAAAGTAACAGCAGAAGACAGAAAGAAGCACGCCACACTATCAGGTGGTAGATTCCCAATTAAAAATGCATCTCAAGCAAGATCAGCATTAAAATTGAGAGGCCATACTAAAAACGCAGCTGAAAGACGTAAAGTCATTAATAGAGCAGCTAAGTTTTTACCTGGAGCAGCGGCTAAAGCTAGAAAAGCTGATTCTGGAAAGAAAAAGAAATAATAAAAGAAATAGATGAATGAACTAGAATTACAATCTAGAATTAATGAAATATACACATTAATAGATGGATTAGAAAAGAATTCATTTGAGGTTTCTAATAAGCCATTTGGAGATAAACCGGTAAATATTAATTTCTTATTTTCATTTATTGGAATAGATAAAGATAAGGTTATTAATGGTTTATTTAACGAGGCTGAAAAATTAAAAAGTTTATTAAATGCCAAAAACAAACGACATTGTACAGGATGTGTACTCTTTAATAGATGAAGACAGATTTGAAGAGGCTGAAGAACAACTAGAATACATGACCACTAGTGAGTTAACATCTTTGTTTAATTATTTAACAACTGTATGTCCTAATAATAGGCTTATGAAAGTTGTTGAAGAAGAGATTAGCGCAAGAACAATCTCTATGATGCCTGATGAATATAATCCAGGTGACGAATATCAATTTTTTGAATAAATGAAAAAATATGTAAAGATTATTTTAATGATTTTATTCTGTATGTTTTCTTTAAATGTATCTAATACAAATATTGAAAATATGGAAGTTAATTATACTACAGAATTTAATTACGAAGAATATATTGATACATATATAGATTCATTAGACTTAAAATACGATCATCAAAGAGAGTTTTTTAAGAAATTCCTTCCTGTTATTTATCAGGAAAGCTACAAACCTAGTATAGCTACTGCTCAATCAATTTTAGAATCAAATTGGGGAAGATGTTCATTATCTAAGCACAATAATTTATTTGGTGTAAAAGGTAATGATGTTTATTATTCAACACAAGAATGTGTTGATGGAACTTTCTATAAGACAAAATTAGGATTTAGAGAATTTGATTCTATACATCAACAAATTAAATACCATAATGAAAAATGGGCAAAAGAAATGCAAAATATGACTATAGATGAATGCATTGATTATTTATCTAAAAAGAATTATGCAACAGACCCTAATTATGGTAAAAAAATAAAACGTATTATAAAACAATATAAACTAGAAGAATTAAATGAAAATATTACTACTAGGAAATAGTGGCTCTGGGAAAGATTTCGCTGCAAAACTTTTTGAATTAAGTGCAAGAATATATAGTATAAGAAATAATTATGTATACAGTAGATGTTCTGCTAAAGAATATATCAAACATATTATTGAAACATTAGAAAATCAAGAAGATGTTGGTGTATTTACAAAAGAAAGATTTGCACAACCAGTAAAAGATTTTATACATCAAACATTTAAAATACCGTATAGAATATTAAATTCTTCCGCTAAAGATAGTTATAAGATTACGATAAAAGGAGAAGAAATTACTTTGCGTAAACTAATAATTAAAATTAGTGAAGAGTTTAAAAATATTTTTGGTGAAGACATTTGGGTAGATACCCTTCTAAAATACACTGATAAAAACAAAGATTGGCGTATTATTGTAGATGGTAGATTTCCAAATGAATTTGCTAGAGCCAAAAAACAAGGTTTTATAACTATTAAAATAGAAAGTCGGAAAGAAAATAAAACTGATTTTGGCTTAAATAAAATAAGCGAAATACCAGAGTATAAAATTGATTATATTCTGGATAACAATGGATCTCAATTATCTCTATTTAAGAAAACATATAGAATCTATGAGTCAGAAATTAAAAAAGAGAATGATAACGCTTAAAACGTTATCATTACCTAATCAATTTTTTGTTCTAGTCAAAGATTATATTTCTAGTCAGGAAATAATTTTTGATCATAATAAGAGGAAAGAATTTGAATATTTTCTTAAAGAGATAAAGTACGTTGCTGGATTTGAAATAAGACAAGATTTAAATCTAATAGCAATGTGGTTGGCTGGAGGAATTCCTCAGTCAATGTATCAATATAAAATGAATCTAGAGAATGGAGGTAAAACCACATATCCTAAAAAATATGATTTCTTTGCAATAGATATAAAATATCTGCATAGATTTCACAAGAGAAATTTAGCATTAAGATACGCTGGAGCAAACATAAATGTTCCTCAATTATACCAACAAATTCCAAAATCTTTTGATGATAAGTTCATTCAAGACTCTCTTCATTCATGCATGATAGATGTAAATATCATTCATAATATTTTGGAATACAGCATTGGAATGATTAAAGCTAGAAGAGATATGTCTAAAGATTTTAAGATGTATCTACTAGACAATTCAGCAAGTAGAATTGCAGATAAAGTTTTAAAAGCAGAATATATATATAAGTCAGCATCTAGGATAGATCCTAAATTATTTCATACAATATCTAAATCAGAAGATAATAATTTAAAAAAGTCGATTAAGATAAAGGACTTAATAGACCCTCGTATTTATTTTGATAAATATGATTTAAACAACTTTTTTGAAGATATTAAGGAGAATACGTTAGCTGACAAATATGAATATTCTATAAAAATAGGAGATACAGCATATAGATTTAAATCAGGTGGATTGCATTCTATAGACACACCACAAATATTTGAATCTGATACAGAAAATGTCTATATAAATATAGACGCTTCTTCTTTTTATGCAACATTACTGACTGAGCTAAACATTACTCCAGCTAATCTAAATAGCGAGATTTTTCAAAATGCAATAAAAAAACTTTTAAATTCTAGAATTAAAAACATTAATGATGAAGAGAAGTCTAAATTATATAAAGATGTTTTAACTTCTATAATTGGGAAATTTATTTCTACTAACTCTTGGTTATATGACCCTAAATCATACTATAAAATAACGATTAATGGACAACTAATTATGTTGATGCTAATATCGTTATTAGAAGAAAATGGTTTAAAAGTAGTATATTGTAACACTGATGAATTAGTGGTTAAAACGCCGCGTAACAGAGTTTCTTTCTTTATTGATCTAATAGATGCGTTTCGTAAAAATAACACGAATATAAGGTTTAAAACAGAGTTCTGCGTTAAATTCATAGTTAAAGAATCAACGAATACATTGAGACTTTTCTATGGGGATAAAGTAAAAAGAACAGGAATTTTTGATTATTCTTTGTGGGTTACGAAAAAACTAAATGCACCTATTGTCTCTAAGGCATTAGAACAAATACTGCTTTATGGAGTTGATATAGATGAATTTTTTGAAAACAACAAAAAAGTATATGATTATTGTTATAGCGTTAACATAAACAAAGAACAAGTATTAAAAGTATCTGGCATATATGATGGCAAAATATTAGTGAATACATTAAAAAATGATTTTGTAAGATATTACATAACTAATAAAGGGGGTTATTCGCTAATACTAGATGATGCTGGAAAAGAAACTGTCATATCTAAAGATAAGATAAAGATAGCAAATAATATTTACTCCTCATATGCTAACGACATTGACGTTAATTATTACAAAAAAGAAGTGAACAAGATTCTAGAGTTATTTAAAGTTAAACAATTAGAATTATTTTAATGGAAATAGTACCATAATGGAGCTTACGGAACGAGAGATTGATTTTCTTGAGTTCTTAAAAAAAGGAAATAAAATTCGTCTTATAGAGATGAATAATAATGGAATCGTCAGAATATTATCTGATTCTATCGAAGTGGTTGGATTTGATCATCAAAAATTCAGAAGCAATGATAAATTAGATAAATGTTTTGACGATTTCTATTTTACATATCCTCGAATGGTAGAGGGTAGAGTTTTAAGAACTTCAGCAAAAAACACTTCATTCTATAAAAAGATGAAGATTAAATTCAAACAGAAAATACCAGCTGAAGATTATGATAAAGTTGTAATAGGACTTAAAAAAGAATTAGAAATCAAAGAAAAAGAAAACAATCTAAGATTCCTACAAGGAATGGAAACGTATATTAACCAATGTACATATGAAAAATACCTAAATTTAGAAGAGTCTGAAACGACTAGTAATTCCTCTTCAGCTGGTTTTTATATAGAAACTACAGAAACAGGAATTGAGTTATAAATTTTATAGAAGTGCTTTAAATAAGGTTTTTGATGGTCTAGTAGGTAAGAACAAAGGTGTTCCAACCTCATCAAGAATGCTTAATAAATGGATTACTAACATACAAAAAGAAAGGATTTATATAATATCTGGATCATCTGGTTCTGGCAAAACATCTTTTGCTAATGAATTATATGTGTTTTCGATGTTTGATGAATATATTAAACATGATAAAATTAAACCAGAGATTATATATTTCTCTTTTGAGATGACGAAAGAAAACTTAATAGGAAAATTGATCTGTAGATGGTTGTATAGCAATTATAATATTGTAATATCACCAAATAAATTATTTTCTTATGGAGATAATAAATGTCCTCAAAAAATAATCGACATTGTAAAACAAGAAGACTGTCAAGAGTATATCTCTAAATTTGAAGAGGTAACGAAAGTCTATGATATTTCAATGGGAGTAGATGAAATAGTTAGTGTATTAGATGAGATAGGTAAAAAGAACGGAGAAAGAAAAGAAAAAGATAATGGATTTAAAACTTATGTAGAATATGAAGAAAATAAACATGTTCTTGTAGTTATAGATCACGCAGCTTTAGTTAAGTTGTCACCTGGTAAAAGTAAAAAATCTACTATAGATGATTTAACACCCCACTTAATAAGAATTAGAAAACAATATAAATTTTCTATTGTAGTACTCCAGCAACTTAATAGAAACATTTCATCTACCGACAGATTAAAACTCGATCAAATGCTTCCAAATGACGCTGACTTAAAAGAAACGTCAGACTTATATGATGCATGTGATGTATGTTTAGGAATATTTAATCCATTTAAATACAGAATTCCTAGAACTTTTGGATATGATATTTGCACAGATGATTTATCAAAAAGAAAGTTCTATTTAGAAGATAGATTCAGAATAATGAATATTATGAAGAATCGTCATGGCGATAATAATAAAATTATGCCAGTTGGGTTTATAGGAGAAAATGGTATGATACTAGACTTACCAGCTCCAGATAAACTAGATATATTTGCGTTTAATGATATGATAGAAAAGAAGCTAGTATAGCGAATGAGTGAAGATTATATGAGTCTTTTTAGTTCTCCGCCAATGGAGAGCTTAATGGAAATGGTTTATTTATATGGAGCGCCAAAAATTGGTAAATCCACATATTTCTCTAAAATGCCTAACGCCTTAATTATAGGCACAGAAAGAGGATACAAATTCTTAAATCCAAAGAATTATATAGAATGTGTAGGATATAAAGCTCCACGAGGTACTGATGGTAAATTTCTAAAAGATGATGAAAGCGTTGCGCGAAGAAACGCTAAAGAATTTTATATGGATGAAATTTTTGCCAACCTCGACTATGTTAAGAAAAAAACTGGTAAAAAACCATTTAAATATATTATTGTAGATACAATATCTACGTTTGTAAATAATATATTGGCCAAAGAAATTCTTAATGATTACAATGAAGGATTAGAAAAAGGCAAGCAACAACAAAAGGCTGCTAATATCCCATTTGGTAAATATCATGAAATAGCTGGAGAATATATTATTGAAATGAAAGATACACTAAGTAAATATTGTGATACAATTATCTTAGTGGGTCATGTTAAAATTAAACAGGCTCTTCTCGAAAACTCAGGAGAAAGCGTTGTATCGTCTGAAATAGACTTAGGTACTAGAGTAAAATCTATTGTTACCACTGAGTCAGATGCTAATGGTAGATTCTTTAAGGATCTAGATGGGAATCTTTGTATATCTACTATATACGAAGGCGCAGATGCTTTAGGTTGTAGAAACCCTAAGGTAGCAGGGCGCATCTTTAAAGTATGTATTCCTAGTAAAACAAATGAAGAAGGAGTACCAGTTGAATTTAATACTAATTACGAATTTTTTGAATAATATAAAATAATGAAGATTAATAAACCAGCAACGACGAGCGAAAATAATGAAGGTGGATTTGATACATACACTGGTTTAACAAGAGCAAAAATAGTAGCAGTAAATCCAAATCTTAAAGAATTAGAAAAAATTGGAGTAAAACTTCAAGAAGAACCTGAATATAGAAAGGTTATTAATAGTGAAAATAAATATATTGTTACATTTTGGCTTCAAAGTTTAGATAATGACAAACTATTTAAACTAGAATTTCCTATTGATAAAAGTATTGTTAAAAATAGAGACAATACAAAAACTAAAATGATAGACAAATTTGGACGCACATGTTGGACGACTAATGTTCAAACAATGTCTGATGTTAACCGAGATTATTTCGATGTTGAATCAGGGCGCCCTTGTCGTACAATGGAAGAAGAGATTAATAATTTCATTAGAAATTATAATGGTCTAAAAACTAAAGAAGAAGGTCTTGTTAATTTGGAAAATATATTCCAAAATCCAAAACTTGTAGTTAAAGATTTGCAAGATAGTGAAACAGGATTGTATTCTTGGGATATTAATAATATATGGTTGTTTGCCACTGCTTCTATAGTTGTAAAAGATGGTAAAAGAAGATTTTATCAAAGAGTCTTGATGAAATTCTATAATGGAGCAATTCCTTATAAGAATGTTTTAGGATGGTTTACTAACTTTATAGAAAAACAAGGAACATATATTAAAGATTATTATGAGATTGGTCAAATAAAAGCTATTGACAAGAGCCAGTTTGGACCAGTGGAAGGAGCGATAACGCCATCTGAACCTAGAGTTGAAACTAATATGAATATTAGTTCAGCCAGCGAAGATGATGACGATCTCCCTTTTTAATATTTTAAAGTTTTAGCGTAAATTTAATAATAGGCCTCTATCTTTAATTAGATAGGGGCTTATTTATTTTTATTATGAAGGTAGATTTTAAAATATCTAAGAAGGATATTCTTGATAAAATAAGACCAGAAGAAATATTTTCTGCTTTTATTAATAATCCTAGACCTAGTAGAGTATATAAAGTTCCATGGAGGACTGATGAGAAAGAATCTCTAACGTTTTTTTATTCACCTAGTAATGAATTAATGTTTTATGATCAAGCTTATAAGGAAGGTGGAGATTGCATTACATTTTATTCTAAAATATTTAACGTTAATAGAAAACAAGCGTTAATAGAAATTTATAATAAGTTTAAACTTAGAGATATAAAGAAAATAGATTATAGTAAAATAGTAGAAGAATATAAACCAAAAAGTATCGAAAGTAAATTATCATGGAAATATTCTTCTACTGATTCTAAGAAATACGAAGATGCTATAAACTATTTTAAATCATTTGGAATATCAAAGGAAACATTAGATTTTTTTGGCGTTAAACCAATTGATTTTTATTGCATAGACGATGTAATGATTCGTCCAGAAAACTTTTCAGTTGTTTATGAATATGAAGATAATAAATGTAAAATATACACACCATTATCTTCTAATAAAAAATACAAGTTTCTAGATGGGATTAAAGGAGAGTATTATCAAGGATATAATAAACTACCTGAAAATGGGAATATAGTTTTTATCACATCATCTTATAAAGATGTTATGGTTTTATATGAGCTAGGATTCCCTGCCATCGCACCGAAGTCCGAAGTTGTAAAAATAAATGATCAAATAATAAACGAATTAAAAACAAGATTCGAAAATGTTATTTTATTTTACGACAATGATGATGCTGGATTAAAAGCAGCTGAAAAATTAAAAAACAAATATAATATTAACTATATAGTTACTGTTAAAGAAAAAGATCCATCTGATTTTTCAAGAAAATATTCTAAAGAAAAATTATATGAATATATAATATCTAAATTAAGTAATTATAACAATTAAAATAATGAAAGATTTAATCAGAATAAGACAACAAATCATATCACCAATTATTTTATTAAATAGAAATTCCTTAGAAGAATTACTCGATAATAGAACATGCGTTATAAATACATTATATGGAAGATATATTTCTCCAAGAACTAATTCCGCTAAGATGGATAGGTTTAAGATGTTTATAGAAATACCAAAACAATGTTTGAATATAGATATTGAAAAATACAAAAATAAATTATTTTATTTTACACAAATTTATCGTCATGATGTTCTAGAATTCTTAGAAAACGATCCAGAACTTTATACAAGATATCATGATGCTCGCACAAGATATATGACATTAGGATCGTTAAAATACAAAAAACAGATAAATCTTATATACAACATAGCTGCTTTCAAAATAATTATAAAAAACTTTTTACGAAGTCAAATCTATGCTACAAATAATATATCTAAACATGGACGGTATAGAAATTTATATATAAAAAAAAATAGCTTTGACAATAAAGAGTCATATAAAAACATTTTCGATTATGGCGGAGTATATGAAGTTAATATAAAAGATGTTAATATAAAGAAAATAGCTAAATTAATAAACAAATTAAACAGACTAAATTATTTTAAAAATGAATAATACTGCATATGTTTTGGTTTATGGATCTCTTAGAGAAAGAATGGGAAATCATAGACTAATTGAAAGAGTTGGTAAAAATCTAATAAAAAATGACATTATAATTCCCGGATATAACATGAAAGATATGGGTGTATTTCCAGGCATTATAAAGGGTAATAATAAAATCGTTTGTGAACTTTATAAAACAACAGAAGAATGTATTGAAGGACCGTTTGACATGTTGGAAGGATATAATAAAGAAGACCCAAAAAGATCATTTTATCTTCGCAAGTTAATCGATCTTCCTGATAAAGTAAAAGATGGAGAAGTTACTGTTACAAAAGCTTATATATATGAGCTTAATCAAGAAGGCGCAGATGAAGGCAATAGATATTCTTCGTTGAATGATGTGCCAAAAGACGAAGACAATATTCAAGATTGGACCGAATACAAATTAAGCAAATGAAATTAAGAATAAAACTTAGATCTAAAAATGAAACAGCTGATCTATTGCGTAGCGCAATATTAACTTTAAGAACTAAAATTCCAGTTGTTCTTAGACTGTATTCAAATACGCCAATAGAGGCTATTTTAAGCCCCTCTCAGCTATCAAAACCATTTATTGAATGGAATACACTAGAGTCTATTAAAAATAGCGCTAATAAGCTTAAAACAAAAAAATTAATGGTGGATAACAATATTCCAACAGCTGAATATTGGGAAGTCGCTGATTTCATTGAAAATAAAGAACAAATCTTTGAAGAGCATAAAAATATTATCGCTAAAAAGATTAATGGATCTAAAGGCATTGGAATGAAATTATTTCATTCTATTGAAGAATACAATGAATGGGTTTCAAATGAAGGACCTAATTTAAAAGAATATTTCTTTGAGAGATATTACAATTATAATAGAGAATATCGTATTCACTTGTTTAATGGTGAAATGATTTATACCAATAGAAAAATGCTTAAAGAAGATGCTGAAGAAAGATGGTATCGGAATGATAGTAATTCTGTTTGGTATATAGAAACAAACCCTCTATTTGACAAACCTGTTAATTTTGATAAAATAGTTGAAGATTGTAAAAAACTTCAAGAATTAACAGGGTTGAACTTTTCTTCTTTTGATATTAGAATTCAATCTAGTAAACATAAAGATCCTAAGTATATTATTCTTGAAACAAATAGCGGTTCTTCAATGGGTGAAGGCACTGCTCTGGCATATAAAAATGCCATTGAAAAATATTTAATCGATAATAATCTTTTATCATAATGCCAAAAAGAATTATAACCAATTGTATGGTAGGAGCTGACCCTGAATTTTTTTGTCAGCATGAAAAATATGGTATTGTCTCTGTTGTAGATAAGATAGGTGGCAAAAAAGATGCACCATTGAAACTAGGAGATAAACCTGGATTTTATGTACAAGAAGACAATATTGCATGTGAATTTAATATTCCGCCAACTCCATTGATTTCTGAAAATGATGATGAGTTTCCGAATGAAATGTTTGTACAAAATATTAGACATGCAATACAACAAATATATGAAAATCATCTAAAGAAATATGATTTAAAACCTATTTTTCAATCTAGTGCTATTATAGCCGAAAATCAACTGCATACAGAGCAGGCTCAAACTTTTGGGTGTGATCCTGATTATAATGCGTGGACTAAAAAACAAAATCCAAAACCTAAATCTAAAAATACAAATCTAAGAACAACAGCTTTGCATTTTCATTTATCTTATGATAATCCAGATGAAGAAACAAATTGTGAATTAGCTAAGATATTTGACAATACAGCTGGATTGTTTTCTGTTCTTCTAGATAATGATAATCAAAGAAGAAAATTGTATGGAAAAGCAGGATCTATACGACACAAAAAATACGGTGTTGAATTTAGAATTTTAGGTGGAAATTTCCTATCTGCAAATTATATAAATCAAGCTTTTGTCCTTCTTAACATGGCTGTTATTCTTTTTAACAAAGGATACAGATGTAATTATAGATTAGTACAAGAAGCTATCGATAGTAATAATTATGAGTTAGCAAGAGAATTGCTAATATTACTTTTAGGAGAAAATAAATTTAATAAATTTATGTCTCTGTTTGAAGAAATTAGTTTTAACGAAGAAAATTATATAACCGAAACAAATAATAAATAATGATAAATTACTATCTATTAGACGGAAACTTCATAAATACACTGAGTTCTTTTTGTTCTGATAGTGTATTTAGATATTTGTCGGAAAGACCAAATTTAACCAAATCAAAGATATTGTGTGTTAAATCTAAAGACGCAATACCTAGTGATTTTCTAAAAAAAGAAAATTTGGAAATCATTTTGGATCTACTAAATAGTCTTTATCCGTCACAATATCATATTTCCGTAGTACCAAACTACAGAAGAGGAAACCAATATAAAATACAAAAAAGCAGTTATGGTAACAAAATTACTTTAGAAGAATTTCTTAAAAGTAATTATAAAGGCTGTGTACCATTAGATAAAAACATATTACTTCCATTCGGGGATAGGTCTATTATTATAAAAGGAGGATCTAAACATGGATATGTATCAACACTAGATCCTGGAGCTGATGGTTTATCAGGAACGGCAGCATTTAGTAATCTAAAAATGCTTGTTTTGCCATTTTCTTATAATATTATAAGAGATGAGAAAAAAACAACTATTTTTGAAAATGAAATAACATTTAAAATAGATTATTTAACAGTGGCAAAGAATTATAATTGTCACGCATGTTGGCAATTGTTTAATTCTATTTTGCGAATGATAGATAATCCTTTTGAACAAGGAATTTTAAGAACATATATAAATTTACGTAAAAACCAAAAATATAAAGATCAAGATAAATTCTTTTTGTTTGGATTTGCATGTGCTTTCCCTGATCATGATAAATCTATGTTAGAGTCTTATGTTCAAGATTACTTTTCTCCAAAAAGGGGAACATATGGACATCTAACTAATGGTTTTTATGATAAAGATGGAATGCATCATTTTTATTATTCAAAAAACAACAAGAAAATTTTGCCAATATTTAAAACGAAAATAGATATTGACGAAAAATATCGTAAATCAGGACAAAAAAACAGATTTATTTATGATGAATCATATGTTTCAGAAGATCACACTAGCAATGAGATTCGTACAGAGTGGAGCACTGGAACATATATAAATTTATTTAACAAGAATTATACAGGTGTATTGAGTGAGTTTAATATTGTAGATTATGAATTTGTAGAAAAGGAAATATCAAATATTAATGATCTTTACAAAGAAGTAGATAAATTTATCTTAAAAGCAAATATATTCCTTGGAAAAGTTAAACTATCTGGTATTATTGTCGAATGTATTAAAGATCTGAGAGAATTAGGATTCTTCAAGGGAAATAAGTATTTCAAATCAACAGAAGACAATAACTATTATAATGAATTTAACTTTATTGAACAAGTGGAAGACGAATCAATATTTAAAAAAACAACCAAATAAATGTGTGGAATTTTCGGATGGCATGGAAATAACCTACGTACATACAATCCTTATAAAATAGCAATCTTAGGATTGTTAAATGATTCAAGAGGAGGAGATGGATGTGGATTATCTGTAAATGGCCAAATACAAAAAAGCGCTGGTAAAATAGAAAAATTTAGCGAATTCCTAAGTGAAGAAGTATATAATTTCTTATTATCTAATAAAGAAAATACAGTATTAGGACATGCAAGAAAAACGAGTGTTGGATTAAGTAATCTACAAAACACTCATCCTTTTGGGCATGGAGAATATAAAAATGGATATGAAGTTATACTAACTCACAATGGAACAATCCATAATTATACTGATCTAGCGCAAAAGTATGAAATTGATATAGAAGGCGGAACGGATAGTTATATGCTATCTAAATTCTTACATGAGGATTTTGATAAATTTCTGAAGATTCTTTCTGAATATAATGGAGCAGCTGCAATAGCTGCTTATGATAGAGTTAAAAATGTTTTTATTGTATTCAAAGGAGAATCTAAAAAATGGGAATCAGCGCAAACTACAGAAGAAGAAAGACCTTTGCATTTAGCATATGTAGATAAGTCTAATTTCTACTATTCATCAGAAGAAAAACATCTGATTGCAGCTGGATTCCCTAAAGAAAAAATTATAGATCTTAAAACAAATACAGTTTTTGTATTTCAAAATGGCAATTTAATATCTAAATATGAAGTAGATAGAAGTAAGGTTATACAAAATAAAGTATATAAATCTAGTGTTGCTATAGCTCCTAGAAATAACTATGGACAATCATCTATTGGATTTACAAACAATAAATGGACTTATAGTCAAGAGGATTATGACGATTATTATTATGAAGTATATGGTTCTTATTATGGCCAACATCAATCTTATGTAGAAAAGAATAAAGAAAATCAATGGGATAAATATAGGAGTAAACCAAAAGATGGTGGATCTACTACTAAAACCGTTGATAGTATGATGTCTTCATACAAAAAGATTGAAGAAGGGAAGCAAATCTATTTTCATAAGAATAGATATTATATAGTAGGTGGATTGATTGCAAATGGATATTGTTATTTAGATAATTCTGGTAAGGTATTACCATATTCTATTTATAGAGATCCTAACACAGTTAAATTCATTTACTTTAAAGATGGAATACCATTCGTTAGATACGCTAACGATATTGATTTAACTGTATTAAAAAGAAATTCTGAATTATTAGCATATCCAACATTTGTTTCTAAAAAAAGGACTACGTATATTGTTAATCCAGGTAAAAACAGCCTAGAAATGTCTCTTAATAGAAAAGAAGGATTTATTCCTCTTTTTGATAGAGATAAATCTGGTAATTTAATTGGATTCTTAGAAAAACCAATTATTGTAAAGCAAGCAAAAAAAGTGAATAAACTTGATTTGTATGCTGTATATGATTCGTATATTCTAAGCAAAGATAAATTTGATATAGCCTTTGAAAAGGAGATATTAAAAACTAGACCGACGGAAGCAGTTGAAGCCTTCAATATAATACGTTTTTTAGAAGATGAAAATCTAAAGACTACTATGGAAGAAGGAGAAATGGATTTAGATGAAATAAAAAACATACTTGGAGATGACTTTGACATTATTTAATAAACCAATAAAAGAAGATAAAAAATACAGAAGAATTCAAGGAGAATTATACGAAGAAAATAGAAGTGTTTTTCTAATTGAAGGAAAATGGAGAAGAATCATTGCTCCAGGTATTTATATAGACATGTACAATAAGGTATCTAAAATACCAGACGATGTTCCATTGATTAAATGTCTTATTGGTAGAGATAAGAATAATAATCTAATCTTTACTAAAATGGATAGTAGATGCTATAATAAGATTATGGTATTAATAAATAATAATGGAATATTTGAGTATTATTGGGCGTGGCCAGATCTGTGTTTAGAAAACATGGATCTGAAATTTAATAACTGCAGAAACTTCTATTATGAATCTTCTATTTCAAAATCAGAATTAGATACGTTTTCTAAGTCGTTTAAATATGAATCCCCTTTCATATATAATTCATATGATCTTATAGATCTGTATGAAAAGATTAAAGAAAATGTATTTAAAGATGATGAAAAAATCACTATTAATCCTATGATAGAAGAATATCTTAAGGATGTAACTTTTGGAATTGAATTTGAAACATCTAAAATAAAATTCGTTCCTAATGATATTCTTATGAAATATGGATTAATCCCTCTTAGAGATGGCAGTATTAGAGGCTATGAATATACTACAATTCCATTGACTGGAACAGAAGGAATTCAAGATCTTTATTATATCTGCAAAGCACTAAAAGAGAATTGTGAATATGATAAATCATGTTCAGTCCATATCCATATGTCAATAAAGGGAATGCCTAAAAAAGATATTAAATTTATTGAAAGAATTCTTAATTTAGGATTTCAAATTCAAAATGAAATTTATGAAATAGTTCCTGAATATAAGTATTGCAATTATAATCATGAAAAAGAAAAGAATTATACTAAGCCAATTCCTGCTCTTTCTTTAGAATCTTTATATGTTACAGAAACAAAAGATGAAGAAACAAATAAGGTTGAAGTTGAAAAGAAGAATATTCCACAAACATCTATTGTTAGTTTTCTGATTGGCACAAACGATGATAGCATTTTGATTAAAGGAGTACATCCAAGCAATCCTGACAATCAACACAAATGGAATATAAAAGAAAGATATTTTTGGCTTAATACAATTCCTTATTTCTTTAATAATGGTACTATTGAGAATCGAATGATGGAAGCTACATTTGATTTTCAAACTATTCTTGATTGGATTCTATTAACGGCATCTTTGATTAAGTTTGCTATGGATGAAAACAATAAGGATAAAATAGTAGATATGCTCGATGTAGCTGAATACACAAAAAACAAAGAAGTGATCAAAAGAATTGCAATATTGCTAAAGAAATAATATTCATAACCAAGGGGATAAGATAGTATTCTTGTTCCCTTTTTTAATAATAAATAATATGATTAGATATGGTTAATACAATTGGTATAATTGATGAAATGTCATTTATACCAGGAAATGTTCCGTCATTAAAAAATAGTAAAGTTAAAACAAGCAAAGGAATATTTCCTTCTAAAACTGTTTCTAAATATCTTAAATCTTTTGGAATAATTTCCTATTCTTCAGAAAAAAAAGTTATATCTATTCAAAAAACCTTTAAGGGGAATAAGTTTATAGATTATTTTAAAAAAGAAGAATTAAATAGAATCAATCAATTAAGACAAGAGAATATTCCTATATGTCTTGGATTTCATTTTATTAGAGACAGTAAAAGAAGGTTTGATTTTGGAAATGCATGTCAAATTATATGCGATTTAATGACGGCATATGACATTATAGAAGATGACAATATGAATTGTTTAATTCCATTTCCAATAATGGTAAATGACAGATGGTTTTCTTATGATAAAGAAAATCCAGGAGTTTTAATTAAAGTAATTAATGAATAATGAAATATAGATATTTAAATAGAATATCTTATTCGGCATTATCTTCATTTTCTAAAAAAGGTATTAATGCGTTTCTTCCTGAAAAAGAAGACTCATATGTACCTTGGTTTGCAGTAGGAGGATTAGTAGACTCTTTACTGACAGGTGATCAAGAAAAAATAATGGAAAATACAGTGGTCATTAAAGACCCTATTTCTCAACCACAAATAAAAGTTTGTGATTATTTAATTGAAAATAATCTAGAATTAACAAATGAAAATATAATTTTAGCAGCAAGAGCAATTCCTGTTTATAACAATATAAAAGATGAAGAAAAATTATTAGCAAGATTTCAAGATCCATTTCCTTTATATTATAAATGTATAAAAGATAATAAAAAGGTTGTATTTAAATCTGATCTTATACTTGCTAGACAAATTGCTGGAGAGATAAGTAGTAATAGATATTATCAACAACTAATACATAATTGTAAAAGAGCGTATCAAGTTAGAATTGAATGGGAATTTGAAGGCGAAGAAATGTTGTCAATATTAGATTGTTTATTTATTGACGACACAAATAAACATATATATATTGTAGATATAAAGACTGGTTCTAGAAGGCCAGAGATGTTTATAGAACAGTTCTCAACATTCGAATACGATATTCAAGCTTCTTTTTATTTAACAGCAATAGAATATTTACAATCAATTGGTAAATTGCCAAGTGATTATACATTATCTTTTCATTTTATTTATGCACCAACATTAGGGGAAATTAAATCCGTATTTGTTGATGTATCAGAAAGACGATTAAAAGCTTGTAAAGATAAGTGGGTTAATTTGTTTCATAATTTTGTTGAAGCACGAAATAAAGTTCGACAAAATGGAATAGATATGATTGATTTAGAGAAATCTAATTATAGGATAATGATAGAATGATAATGGTGAGCAGAGAATTAAGAGAAGAAGAATTTGTAAATAAAAACAAATCTTTCACTTATCTTTATCCTCTACTCAACATAAAAGATAGATTACCGCTAAATACATATTTATTCCTAAATAACGACGATACTATTCGTTATGAATTATATTGTTTGTTCAAATATAGTAAACTAAATGAGGAATTAAAGAAAAACAAGAATTATTTAAGAACCATTAATTTAGGTGATTATGATATTTTTGTTTTTTCTGTTGAAAGATTTATTCCAGAATACGAATATTTTATTATAGGAAAATATAGTAAATTCCGTCCTTTACATAAGGAAGTTATCTTATCAAGATTTTCCTTTTTGAGAAATAGCAATTCTTATAAAGCTAGAGATAAATTTAATACATTATTCGGAATATTATATAAAACAGATATATTTAGAAAAGAATTAGAACAGAAATATAATAGACAAATAAATGACGATGAAGAATTATCAGAACCTACAGTATTAAAAAAAGAAACATTTAATTTTTATAATGAGAAAAGATAAGAAAGAAAAAATTATTTTTAAATACTTTAGTCCATATATTCCTCAAAAAGCCAATAAAGGCGACGGAGCATATGATTTAAAATCAATTGGATTAACTGTATCAATAACAAATTCAGATGATATACAAGTGAAATATAATCTTGGAATTAAAAGTGAGTTTCCAGAAGGATATGTTGCGCTTGTATTTCCTAGAAGTTCTATATCAAAAACAAGATTGCGATTGGCAAATTCAGTTGGATTCATAGATTCTGGATATAGAGGGTTTTGGGGTGCTGTTTTTGATTTTAAATATAGTCTTTGGGAGAAAATCAAATATAAACTTCTATATGGAAAAGAATGGGCTGAAATATTGGTTAATGATTCTTTAAAAAAAGAAGAAATATATAATCCCGGGAAACTTGAAAGATGTTGTCAATTTTGTCTAGTAAAGCTAGCTGATTTTGACATTGAAATGACTAAAGATTTATCTTCTTCAGAAAGAGGGGAAGGAGGATTTGGAAGCACTGGTAAATAATGACTAGAGAACAAGCGTTTAAGAAAGCCCTGGAATATTATAAGGGCAATGAATTGCCAGCTAATGTTTTTATTGATAAGTATGCTCATCATGATGCTAGTGGAAGATATTTTGAATCCACTCCAAATGAGATGCTTATGAGAGCTGCAAAAGAATTTGCTAGAATAGAACAAACTTATAGACCAAAAGATAGAAAATATAATCTTAATGATGAAAATGTTATATTTTCATTCTTTAAAAATTTCAAATATATAATACCACAAGGAAGTGTTTTAGCTGGTATAGGATTAAAAGATTACACAACACTTTCTAATTGTTTTGTTTTAAACTCTCCTTATGATAGTATAGGAGGAATTGTATATTCAGATGCTGAATTAGCAAATGTATATAAACGAAGAGGTGGAGCTGGATTAGACATATCTAATTTAAGACCTAAAGACACAGAAGTACATAATGCTTCTAAAACTACTACTGGCGCTGTTTCATTTATGGAAAGATATTCCAATACAACAAAAGAAATTGGAATGAACGGAAGAAGAGGTATGTAAAAGTGCTTTAGAACTGCGTGAACCCATAAATATGGGGTGTGAGTAAAAACTTGCTAACGGTGAATGCGTTAATTATCAATTAATGAGAATACCGTGCTAAGAATTTGCATAATTAAATATTTTTTCTTAACAGAGTTTTTAGTTCTTTAAATTCAAATAATAATTTTCAAAGAAAAGAACTAAAATTAAGAACAGATAAAGATGGGTATTTTGATGTTTGTTTAGTTTATAACGATAAAGGCGATAGAATGCCGTTTAGAGTTCATAGATTAGTAGCTTTAAAATATATTGAAAACCCTAATAATTACCCTGTAATAAATCATAAAGATTTAAATAAACAAAACAATAATGTAGAAAATTTAGAATGGTGCTCAATATCATATAACACACAACACGGATATGATAATTGTGTATATTCTAATATTCGACAAATTAAGGCTATTGAACAAAATGGTAATGAATTAATATTTCCATCTATTAGTCATGCAAGTAGATATTATGGATATAAAAATTCATCAGTAATAAATGCTTTGTTAAAAAAAAATAAACCAATTTCTAAAGGAAATAGAAAAGGGTTGTTGTTTATTTATGCAAATTAAAGTGTAACGACTATCGAACGGAATCTTATTACAGTTAATAAGGTATAACCAAGTAGAGTACATTTAAGGTGAAATTCCTTATTTGGAAGCGCGCAGGCGAGAATGAACGTAGTCATTCTTTAAGAGATAGTCTAAATGTAATTAAAAATTACATTTGGCCCTCATGCTAACTATCGATGTTAAACATCCTGATATATTTGATTTTGTAAATTCTAAAGTAGATCTTACAAAGATCAATGGAGCTAACATATCAGTTAAAGTAAACAATGAGTTTATTAATGCTGTAAAAAACAATCAAGATTTTTATTTAAGATATCCTGTAGATCTTGATTTATCTAAATTTACAAAAGATTATATTGACGTCCCATACAATCAACTACATTGCATAAAAGATCATGAAAATAACAATCGTATATGTTATATTAAAAAGATTAAAGCAAAAGAATTATGGGATAATATAATTCATAGTAACTGGCTGTCCGCAGAACCAGGTATTATATTTTGGGATAATCAAAATAATTATTCTTTAAGTAATAAATACCCTGATTTTCAGAATGTTAGCACAAATCCGTGTTCGGAATTATGCATGTCTGCAAATGAAGCCTGTAGATTAATGGCTGTTAATTTATTTAATTTAGTAGATAATCCATTTACTACAGAGGCACACATAAACAAACAAACATTATTTGATGTATTTTATGTTGCTACATATTTATGCGATGATCTTGTAGACCTTGATATTGAAAAAATAGATGCTATTATTTTTAAGGTTAAATCAGACGAACAACCAGATTATATTAAACAATCTGAAATAAAACTATGGGAAGACATTAGAAAGAAAGCAATAGCAGGAAGACGAATAGGTCTTGGATTTACTGCATTAGCAGATATGATTGCGGCATTAAATTTAAAATACGGATCTGAAGAATCTAAAACAGCAATAGAAGAAGTTATGCATGTAGCTACTAAAGCTATGATCGAGGCTTCAATTAATATGGCTATAGAACGTGGTACTTTCCCTGTGTTTGATAGAAAATATGAACATGGATTATATCATGAATTCTTGAAAAAAGATATGCCTAAAACATATGAAAATATGATTAGACATGGAAGAAGAAATATATCTCTTTCTACCGTTGCTCCAGCTGGATCAATTAGCATTTTAGCTGAGACTTCTTCAGGTATAGAACCAGTATTTCAGATGTCTTATAAAAGACGGAAGAAAATAACTGGATCAGATATCCCAAAAACGGCAATTAAAGACGATTCTGGAGACTTTTATGAAGAGTTTGATGTAGTACATCCAAAATTAAAAATGTGGTCTGAAATCGCAAAAGAAAGCGATTATACGAAGTCTCCGTATTACGAATCTCTTGCATCTGATATTAATTATAAAGACAAGATTGAAATTCAATCTATAGTACAAAAATATATTACACACTCTATTTCTTCAACGGTTAACTTGCCAAAAGAAACTAAAGAAGATGTTATATCTAACATATATCTTTTAGCAGCAGAAAAAGGATTAAAAGGTATAACGGTATATCGTGATGGATCTCGATCTGGGATTCTAGTTTCAAATACTAAAAAACAATCTAACTCGTATAAGAGACCAAAGGAATTACCTTGTGAAATTTTAAGATTTAATAATGATGATGAAAATTGGATCGCTTATATTGGATTTAGAGATGGAAAACCATATGAAATATTCTGTGGAAAATCAGAAGATTCATTTAACATCCCTAAATATGTGAAAGATGGATTTATAATAAAAGAAAAATCAAATGGAGTTTCTAATTATAAATTCAAATATAAAGATAAATATGGATATAATATAATAATTGAAGGATTAAACAGATGTTTTAATCCGGAATATTGGAATTATGCTATATTTGTTAGTTTATCTTTAAGGGAACATATTCCTATTACCACTATAGTTAATCAAGTTTCTAAATTAAAACTAAAAGATGATTATATAGGAACTTGGAAAAATGGAATGGTTAGAATATTGTCTCATTTAATTCCAGATGGTAAAATAGAAGGAGATAAATGTCCTGATTGCAAACAGGAGTCGTTAATACGAGAATCAGGCTGCGTAAGGTGTTCTAATTGTGGATGGTCGAAATGTGGATAAATAAAATGGAAAAAGAAGGGATAAATTTATTGAAAGAATATTTAAATTATATAGATTATACAAGATTTGAATTTGGAGAAAATTTAGATAAAACTAACCTAGAAAAAAGAATAAGTTTATTTTTAAAGAAATATAAAGATATTAATATTAAATGAGTAGAAATGTTATAAAAAATATTTCTAAATTCAGTAATGCAGAGGAGATTTTAGGCAAATGCCTAGATCTCCTTTGTATTAATGATGTAGAAGTACAAATTAAACAATCTTCTTTAATAAGCAAAGCAATTGCTTCATTTAGTGGAGTAATGCAAAAATGTCCATATGGAGATAATATTTACGAGCTTATTTTAGATGCTGATATTGATGATGATAAATTAATGAAAAATGTTATTTTGCATGAATGTTGTCATCTTAAACAAATGGTTGAAGGAAGATTAGTTGTAAACACAGAAGAAAACACTGTAATATTTGAAGGAAAAGAATATCCTTATTATGGTTATTCTCAATATACTCCATGGGAAGAAGAAGCTTTTGAATTACAAAGGAAATTAATTAAAAATATATAAGTTATGTTTAAATTTTTTAAAAATATATTTAAGAAGAATAATTGTAAATATAAATTGTTTTGGATAAACGATTATTCGTTTAAATGTAAAGAAGATGTATTGAATGAAACTAATTCTATTTTTACATTATATTCAAATATAAGTAAACATAAATTATATACTATTAAAAAGATTGATAATAGATTTTATTTTGTAACAGATGATCAATGTTTAATCAATATTCCGATTAATAAAGTTTCTGTAACTAATGAAATTGATTAAACCAAGTTTTATAATTAAAGAACAGGAGTCTGGACTTATTGGTATATATAGACAAATTGAATATGCAGGTCGTATCTGCTACAGAAGTTCTGATAAGATAACAGAAGATTCAGCCAAATCTTTTGTAGATAGAATGGTTAGATCTGGTCATGGTGCTATGTTAGAACATGGTACTGTGTATCTTAGAGTACCATATTCTGAGGCATATTCTAATTTACCAACAGATAGTAATTGGGTAGAAGATAATTATGGTATGAATCCTTACTCTGTTGTAAAAGGAGATGGAGAAAATTATTATATAACCTCAAACTACAGGGTGCTAATAGAACGAGGTTGGCTTGATGATTTAAAATATATCTGTGAACCTACAGAGCATCATGCAAGAAGAGTCACTGTCAAATTCATATGTGACAGAGTTACAGGAGAATCTTTTCTAAGACATAGGGCTATTGATGAAGATCACCCTACTATTGAGGGAGAAGTAACCAGAGAGATGGAAAAAGATATAGATTCTTTTGCACGCGAATCGACGAGATATTGCAATTATACTAAAGACAAATTTAATGGAGAATTCACAATTATTACACCTCCAGAATTTTATGATAATGATATAGAATCTGACATACATGATTGGGGAACTTGTGATGATGCAGCTTTTAGAAAAATGTGTTATTTTATAAGTAAAGAACAAGATTCTAATTTTAATATATTTGACACATGGTTATTTGCAAACTTTGCTACTCAATGGTCATACAATAAACTTATAAAATTAGGTTGGAAACCACAACAAGCAAGAAGAATAATCCCATTAGATATTAAATCTCCTCTTGTTATGACGGCATTTGTTGAAGATTGGAAACATTTCTTTGGTTTGAGATGCGCTCCATCAGCTCATCCTCAGGCAAGAGAACTGGCTATTCCTCTTGAGGAAAAATTTAAATCTTTAAATCTTATATGACATGCCTGGTTTTGAATATATAGATTATGAAATTAACAATTATTTTTCAAATGAATATATAAACGCATTCTCTTGGCAATATTCTACTTTAACAACTAATGCAACTAATATAACAATGCCTAATACTAATCCTGTTTTAGAAAACTCAGAAGTAGCTTCATCTTCTTTATCTGCTAATAGAATGATGAGAGAAAGGACTGACACACCAGTTATGCCAGAACCTCAAGATTTCTCTTCTGCCGCTGAATATGATAGAGCAATGAGAAGATATATTGCTGAATACGGTTCTATAACTGATCGGCAGATTATTAAAGAAAAAAACGTTAACACATCAAAAGAACTATTATCTTTTATTAAATTTGTAAAAGATCAATTAAAAGACAATGTCAATAAAAGCAGTCCTGATGGACTAAATCTTATTGAAGATCTTTTATCAGAAGACAAAATGAAAGAAATAGTAGATAATTATTTTTGTTAATGAGTAAATATATAGATGCAAAAGTTACTGTGTGGTGTAGATATAATTTAGATGATAAAGCAGATTTATCTATTATTGAAGATAAAATCAAAAATGGATATCCTGTTATAGAAGCTATAGACGAACAAAATGCTCTTTTTGATTCTGAATATTTATTTGACACGGAAGAACCAGTGCAAAATATTTTAGGAGAAATTATTTATGAAATATACGAGAATGATAAATTAGTTAGTGAGTCTAATGTGGTTTAAATAAAATAATAAAGGGGAGAATCCGAAATGGAAACTCCCCTTTTTTTTACAATATATACTATTTGATGTTATTAATATGTCTTTTCATAGAATTTCAATCTATCTTGAACATAATTCTCATCTTTAAAAAACTTTATAAATGAAGCATATGGCAACAATTCAAGAGTTTTATGATATAATTTTAAATCTCCTTTATGTTCACCTACTTTATATCTACCTTCAATTACTTCTCCAGTAAGAACGAATTCAGATGCAGTCCATAATAATGTGTTTGTCCAACTGCTTATTAATTGAATTGTTCTAACTGATGCCGCAGGATTACTAAAGAACTGCAAAAATTCAGAAGGATTCCACACAAACATGATTTCATTTTGCATTCGTTTTACCAGCAATGTTATTCTATCTACATTTTCGTCATCTAAATCTTCATCTTTAATAGCTTTAAGTATTAATGCTATAACAAATAAAGAAACGTTAACTGCAGCATAGTACATAAATCTAGCAACATCTGCTTGTTGATGATCTGTAAGTCTGTTCCAAGATGCTTCGTTAGTTATTTCTTGATTAATTTTTGAAGCGGTATTATTAATCTTGTTTAATCCTTTAATGACTAAATTCTTTATTAGAGTATGATTACTTGGCCTTGTCAACCACCATTGAAGAACAGATGTAAGCATTCCTGATTCAGGGCGTTTTGTATGAGGATTAAAATATCTACCACCATGCAATTCAGGATTATTTAAATCTTGGGCTAATGTGGTTATTCCAGCATACATTCTTCTTGCTTTTTCATCCATAAACATTCTATATTGAAATAATGGCATAAGGTATATATTCATTTTAGCTAATGGAGAATTAAAACTATTATACATACCTTGTGTTTTAAACATTATATCTTCAATGTATTTAGATAAAGAATTCTTTAAGATATTTTCTTCTCCACCAGACCATAGAATATTACCGGCAGAAATGCTATCGTTATATTTGGTTAAGTTTTGACTCAAATAAAGATCTTTTAAATCCTTTTTAAAAGCAAGCTTTCCATCTTTTACATACATTATATCTAATAAAGATTGTGCTTTGTCTCTATCTTTTACTACATTGCCGTCTTTATCAAGATATTCTCCACTTTTATTTGTAATCTTAATCCCTTGTACAATAGCAATTGCTAAAGGAGCTTGTGTGAAAAATTCAGATTGACTTGTTATTTCTTCAAACCATCTTGACGGGTTTAATATCATTTCTTGGAACTTAGTATCGTATTTAGATTCAAAATTGAATTTCTTATTAAATCCACCTTGCAAATTAAGCTCTTTAAATAACACACCTAAAAAGCTATTATCAACTAAATCAAATGAAGTGGAATAATATTGTTTTAAAAATCCAATTAATTTATACGAAGCTAATCTAGAATCTTTAAAAGTAAAATATTCTTGACCAAATACTTCAGTGAAGTTATCTATAGTCCCAACAAAAAAGTTTGCTGTCGCAGAGAAAACGTTAGCTACGTATCCAGTCAATGCTGTCATTCCTGTAATTTGAGTTAATAGCTTGTCAAGAACTTTAATACCTGTAGATTGTACTTGAGCACCATAAAGATGCGCATCCATCATTGCATTGATGACTTTATTTACATTTGGAGTTTCATCTTTTGATTTAAATATCTTTTGCGCATATCCTCCAAACTTTGTTTTAGAAATTATATCTTTAAATCCTCTTTTCTTATGAACATTTCTAGAATTTATAACACCAGTTATAGTTTCTAATTCATCTTTCGCATCTACTCTGTTTTTATATCTATTAACAGCAATTGATTCTAACGCATAGAGATTTAATAAATCAAAACTTTGTTGTACTCCATCTTCTAATGGATATAGATAGTTTCTTCTAATTCTTTTTATAGGATCTCCATTAACATCAATATCAAATTCTATAGCAATACCTTCTGCCTTTTCTGATTCTTGTATCTTAGTGAAATCGCTCCAAGTTTGTTCTGCTAAATTCTTGGCGCCTCTATTTTTTAATATCTCTATTTTAGATGCTTCAACTTTAGGAAGAACAACCTCATCCATTAAGAAATTAACAGTAGAATCATCTCTTATACGATCTATTTTAGATTTGCCAGTCTCTGAATCTGTGGTTGTAACATTGTATATTTTTGATTTATGAGATAGATTTTGCAATGAATAAGCAACTCTTTGTTCCATATCAAAAAGTCCTTTAGAAACCATATAAACAGCTCTAAATAGATTGTAATTATCAACTATGTCTAGATCTAATAATTCTTTATATTTATTTATTAAATCAGATTTCTCATCATTATAATATTTTTCTACTGCATCAGCTGCTTCTATTAATAATTTTTTATAATCATTTAATTCTTTTTCTAATTTAGAAACTTCTTTATATAATTCACTTTTTGAATTTATTTTATCTTTTGCTTCTTGTAATTTTTGTTTTAATAGATTAAGCTCTTGCTGTGTAATATCGTATTTCTTTTTATATTCAGATCTTTCTTCTACTGTTTCAACTTTATTAATAAGATTTCTTGTAACTGAAATTATTCCTTCTTGAGCGTATATTTGAGCTTCTATATCTTGGATTGAAGAATCTTGTTCGTAAAGATCATTTAATTCAGATTTTAAAATCTTTAATCTCTCTCTTAATTCATTATATTTGTTTGTAGTATCTTCTTTAAAGATTGGCTTTATTATATATCTTGTTTTTTCGTTACCTTCTTCATCGGTATATTTTCTTTCAGTAATAATATCTTTAAAATTAGATACGTTCAAACCAGCTTTTTTAAATGCTTTTTGAATGTCTAACAACCCTCCTTTTTTATTAATATCATCCATGTATTGAGTTCTTGTGTTCTGTTCAATCATAGAAAAGATATTAAATATCATTTGAGATGCAACATCACTAATTCTTCCTTGCTGAGAAATATAAGCGTGTAATGCAGATATATCATCAATCTCAGTTGCTTCTTGTTCTGATTTTTTAAATATATATTCTATTTTTTCAGGAGTATCTTTAGCAGCTTCATCAAATGCTTTTTCCCATAGTTTATGTTTTTCAATTGTTTTATTGTATTTGTCTTTTGCTTTTTTCTCAGACATTACTTCAAGATCTTTACGATATTGATCTTCAGCTTCTTTTTTGAATTTGTCAAACATTAAACTCTGCCATCTGACTTGAGCTTCTACATTATTACTTGCCAATAATGCAATTGTTGTTTCTCTGACCATATGATCTAAATCAGATTCCATTCCTTTTTTGCTCTTCTCTATATCTTCTATTTTAACCATCATATCATTTAATAGCTTGTCTAGAGACAATAAATAAGACATTGCTTCTTTATTACCTTCATATTTATTTAATTGTTCTGATATGTTAGTTCTTAAAATAGAAATAGATTCTTTTATTTCATTTAGATTAGTATATAAAGAAAGCAAATGCTGTTGTTTTGATAATATAGATAATTGTTCTGCTGGAATAAGGCCTGATTCGTTGTTTCGAACATAATCAATGGCTTTAATTATACCACCATTTTTATGTCCTAATTTTTCTTTAAGTCTTTTAGAACTACGTTTAATTTGATTAACAATAGTTCCAACTTTACTTTCTGACAATTCTATTGCACTACTAAATGCTTTTAACCTATCTGATAATTCATATATTTTTTGCTCTGTAAGTTGTTTAATTAAATTATCAATATCTACTATATCTCCCTCTAATTCATTAGTTCTATCTAAATAATATTGTCTTTTAGATGGATCTTGAGTTTTATTGTATAAAGAATTAAATTTAGCGATATCTTGACGATATTTTGTTTTTAAATCAATCAGTTTAGAAACAGAAGCTCCAAAAAGATATTCTAATCTTTTTTTATCTTTACCAGTAACTTGAGATATATTTTCAATATCAATATCTTTAACAACCGCATCATCAAATCTTTCGCTAAAAAACTTTACTTTAATTTCTAATGAATTAGCTTTTTCTTTTATAATATTTTCATCAAGAACAATATCACTATTAAACACAGAACCTTCAGTTGCTAATCCATCTCTTCTTAAAGAATCATTTAAATTCTGTAATGTTGTATATCCAGCAAAAGAAGCGTAATAATATTCTCTTCCTGATTCAGATCCTTTTCTAACGGTTATATATGGATTATTATCTATTTTTTCTTTTGTTATGTTATTTCCACCAATAGAAGCAAAAGAAGAGGGTATTGGATTGATTACCAATACCTCTCTAGTCTCTCCTTTTGCATTTGTTATTTCCATTTTAAAATGAGATGTTTGATGCATAACGTTATATCCATTAAGTTTTGTTACATCAATTTTACCATCAGTTAAAATAGAATCATATACAGTATCTACTGGTGCGTAAACAGACTCTAAATCTTGTTGACCAGTTATAGCATATCTTGTTATTACTACATCTTCCGATGTTTGACCTGCTAATTCTTTCCATTTAGTAGTGTTTACTGCACAATATTTTGCACTCATATTATTTATTAATTACAATTATCTTTATAAGTTTCAACAGCGTTTTCTTCTGTTATAATATCTTTAGTTCTAATATCCCTTAAGATATCTATGATTTCACTCATATCTACAATATCCTTTTGTTTCATATTAACTTCATTTTGAATTCCGTCAATATTATCAATTACATATTGTTTGATTTCATCTTTTGTTTTTCCTACATCTGGTATATTATAATTCATTTGATTTTCTCTAAATATAGATGTATCTTCGTAATTATATTCCGTAAAATCAAATGCTCCATCTTTTATGCCTTGTTTATCTGTTTTAATATAATAGAATGATAATCTTGGTTTGCCTTCAGAATCCTCATATTTTTTAAATCCAACTAATTCATATAATTCTGTAGAGCCATTTATATTAGTTTTAATATATTTAGAAACAGATGTTAAAGAAGAATAAACTCCTTCGTAATAAGTTAAATCAAACTTAGCTGCATTATTGCTAGAAACTACGAAATCAGAAATCTTAATTACGTTAGTCATTTTCTTTCCATTAATTTCTGGAGCAACCTCAATTCCTTGAGCAAAATTTTCTTTTGCAAAAAATGGAACTTTTACATCTCCATTTTTAATAGCGGTAACAATAGCGCTTTGCATATCTACATTAACAGCAGATGAGAATATTTTATCTAATTTCTCTGTATATCCAATAGCTTTATAGAAATCCATTGGAATATATTCTTTTAATGAAAATGGAGAGAATTTACCATTAGATGTAAGTAAAGCTTGAATAGCTAAATCTTTACCAAATTTACGAATTAATTGATTTTCTTCTTTAGTCATATTATTATTTTTAAAGAATATCAATTGTCTCATTCCTTGAACTAATTCATCTTTACTTATTTTATCAGCTCTAGAAGACAATAATTCAAATCTATAAATTGTAGGATGTGATTTATGTTTAAAGCCCCATTCATCTATTTTCCATTTTGCGCCATAACCATTAGGAGCTATGTTTGAAATAATAGGATTAGATATTTGATGTTGTCTAAATAGTTCTAATACTTTTAAATGATCATCAAAAATTGTATTTTGATTACTCATTGACTGTTTAATATAAAAACTAAAATCACTTCCAGTTTTTAATCCAAATCCAGTCATTAAAGTATGTAGTTTTATTATATCATAAATAGCTTTTATTTCCTTACTATTATTAATATTATGTCCAGTTATTTTTCTATACTGCTCTGACAAAACTTGAACCATTTCTGTTTCAAATTCAGGATAAAAAGATTTAAATATATTTAATATATCTCTTTGTGCGTACAATGAAAATATGGCTTCAAATTTAGCAGCTCCATCTTCTGTAAAGAAATAATCTTCTGGTTTGTATATTTGAGAATCTTCGTTATAAATGTTTATAAACGAATTATAATTTAATATACTAGTAATTAATGAATATGGCTCTTTGTTTGTTATATTAGTTTTAGTTCCTAAAATAAACTTAGAATCAACATCACCTATTATATCTAATTTGACAATATTTTCTAAAACAGCTAATTGCAGAGCAGCATATTCAAGTGATTTAAAGTATTTATCAAGATCTTTAAACTCCTTTGTGTTTGTTTCTCCTTTAATCTTTAAAGATTCATATTTGTTTCTTTGAATAGAAACTGCCTTTAATGGTAAATATGTACTATTAGATAATAATTGTTCAGAATATTGTTTTACTAATTCTTTTCCACCTTGCTTATTAAATTGATCTTCTGAAATAGTTTCTTTAAATATTTTCTTTTTGACAAGATCTTGTAATGCTGTATCACCAGCTTCTACTATATTACTAGCTGCTACTAAATTAGATTTTTCTTGGGAATAATATTGCATTGCTTTTTGAGTAAACAAGCAACATACTAACTCGGGATTTAATGTGTGAGCTAATGATGCAGTCCAAATATTTGTAGTATTACTATTAATATTTATTTTAGGCAATATCATCGATTTCATATTGTCAGCAGTTAAGTTTGTTTCCTCAGACAATATAACAGCCAATTTAAATATCTTACCAAGAATATCACGACTTTCTCTATAGGCTAATTTAGTAAACTTTTCGTTTCCACTAAATTTTTCAGCAAATGGAACATTCCCTTTGTAAGCTATAGATTCATGAACCATTGACATAAGAGATTTACGCATCACAACTAATCTTCCTAACAATTCTTTAGCTTGCATTGCAGATTCTTCAACTTCAATTTGATGAAGAAGAGTAAACATATTAAACTCGCTATTTCTAGAAGAATAAATAGGCTCTTTATATACTGCTTCATTTGACATTTGAAGTGCAGTTGGTAAGAATTGAACATCTCCTTTGGTATATTCTGAAAGATTTTTAGGAGCCTCTTTAAAGCCGTTAAAAATGATATCTTCTTTTATAGATGTATCAATACTTCTTTTAAAATATTCTTCCCTAATTCTTTCATCCATTCCTAATTGAATGAATGTCTGTAGAATATAGTTAGACAATTGTTTTTGCGTTGCTTTTTCTCCGAATCTAGGAGTGATTAATTGTAACTCACCATTTTTTAGTTTAACATAAGGGAATATTGTATATAGCTTGTCGATGTCAAAATCTGATCCTGTAAGTCTAGTCATATCTAAGTAAGATACTATTGTATCTCCCATAGACTGAGGTAATATACCAACTATTTCCATTACGTTATTAGATGCAACAGCTTGGTTTGGAATACGAGAAGCTAAAACTCTTCTTAGTTCTGGTTTATTTTCCATCATAGCCATTATCGTTTCATCTGTTGCATTCGCTAGTTCTGGTATTTGATTTCTAATATAATTAGTAGAACATAAACATTCAAATGGCGTTACTATTTGTTTACCATTTTTATTTCGTATTTCATATGATTTCTTCTGAACTCCATTAAATCCATTTTTAAAGAATTTAACTCCTTTTTCTTCTAATTGAGATTCATTACCTTTCTTGAAATAATATTGACCATTAGAAGTTTCTCCTACTAAATCCCCAAATTGAGCAGCTATATTATTTGGTGCTAAGAATCCCCATTGAGGAGATTGTATTAGCTGTCCACCTAACATTTGAACTGTATTAACAGCTTTTCTTGCAGTGGAAGATAACTTATTTAATATTATGTTCTGTGATGGAACAATAGACATTAATGGCGTTCCGCTTTCAATTGCGTCTATAATATCTTGTGTTGTATTTTCATCAATAAGATACTTCTTAGCAAATTCTCTTTGTTTTTCAGCAAAATTTTCTTTTGCAATTACTTCTCCGTTCTTATCAACAACTAATCCAAGTTCATTATATATCTTTTTAACTTGAAGATCTCTTAATTGTTCTATTGCTGTTGTAAGATTATCTTTAACAGTTAATGCGTCAACTGATTTATATGATCTTGTTTTTCTATCATACATATTTACCGTTGTCCCAGGCTCAAGTATTGTCATCATATTTTCAACAATACCACGCGGTAAGTCCATTTCATGAACTCCATGTTCTGGTGCCGCAGTATGTTCTATAAAAAATCCGCCATCGACATCAAAAGAAGCCTCTAACAACTGCTCTCTGTATATAGAATTTTCAGGATCTAAGAAATCAATTATATCATATTTGTTTCCACTAAAATCATTAGAAATATCTATTGCGTCATGAATGCCAACTTTAATATTAGATGATGGTAATATCATTCTAATCCCTGTATTTTCCATTGTATTATACAATTTAGTTAATACAGGAAGACTAGTATTCTTACCAAGCCAAGGAGTTAAAATAGTCCAAGCGTTTTTCATTAACAAAGGACCACTTGTTTCAAGATTAAAGAAAAATGGCTTAATTGGTTGAAATAAGAATTTCATTTCATTATCACTAACTTCCTCCCCTTTTCTTAATCTTTTTATAATATCTTTCTCTCTCTTTGTAAGCTTTCCTATCCTTTCTCTAAATTTAATAGCTTCTAAATAATGAATATATCCACCACCATCTGTTGCATCTGTATCTTTTGCCATTTCAGATTGATAAACAACATCATTAACTATTAACACTTTTACTTTAGAGCTTTCTCCATTTGGGAAATATGGCCTTATGCCAGAAGATGATAATGCATATATTCGTTTAAAATAATCTACAGATACATTGGCCCCTTGATTTTGTTCTCTAGAAAGAATTGCATTATCTTTATTAACATTTTTGTAATATTCAACACCTCCTCCATATAAATAAGATCTTTCTATTTGATCTAATTTATATTTCATTGATGCTGCTACCATATATATTCTTCTTAGTTGGTCTTGATCTTTTTCTTTTGTGATTTCAGATAATTTTTCTAATATTTCATTAGATGTTTTAATGGTTTTATTAGGAACTAAATATTCTTCTATTTGTCTAAGTTCAGAATTTAGTTCTCTATTTAATCTATTTTGAACAAATTTACTAGATCTAAATCTATTTAAATAAGATGTGATATTATCATAATCTTTAGGTTTATAATATCCATGATCTTTATCTTTTTCAAATAAGTCGGGATCTTCTAATGCAGTTGTATTATAAAAGAAATTAGAGAATGCATTACCTAGAAATTTTATATCTGTTAATCCAAGATCTATAGCTTCTTGTAAAGTGTTAGTTTTAATTATGAGATCACCTTTTTTACCAATTACTTTTACAAATCCTTTTAATCTAACTGGTTCTGTTGATTGTTCTAATTCTAATGAAGTTCCTTCCTTTTTAGTTAAATAGACAATTTTATCTCCTACAATATAAGGATATTGTTTTGAAGTGACCTTGCCCATAACATTATTTGTTGTTTCATTAGGATCGTTCAATTTTTCATAAGCGCCAATAAATCTTAAGACTTCAGCTTCAGCATAATTTAATATTCTTTTAAAAAAGTTAGTGTTTCTTAAATCAGCAGTTTTTCCTTCTTTAACTAATTTAATAGCATCATTTAATTCAACAATAAAAGAATGTCCTCCATTATCGTCTAACAATGTGTTTTCTTCTCCTAAACTTACATTATTTACGGATTTATCAGCAGCATTCGGATACGTGGCAAAATTTCTACTGTCTTTTAAATAGTTTAATGTTAAAGATAATTGGTTTGTTGCGAATTCAGATCCCGTTCTATTTTTACGAGTTTTATAATCTTCTGTACCACTATCATTTTTAACTTTATCTTGTAAAACAGTAATTGTTTTTATTGTTCTAGCTTTAGCATCTCGTGCAATTTTATTTAATCTACTAATAGCTGCATATGATTTAGCCCAAAGAAACTTGCTTGATTCTCTAATACCAGATATGAGTCCTAAATACTTTTTTTGAGCGTTAGATGGCTTATTAATTAACTGATCCAAGAATCTTTCAGAATACGATGCATTAGCCTTAGAATAAACTTTACCATTTGGCCCAATTAACATGTTATCTGATTGTTCTCTAGATACTTTTAAATATTTATTCATTATAACACTAAAAATACCAGGACCAAAATCAGATATTTCTGTTACATTAGCTTGATTATTAAAGAACATTGTGGTAAATTGTCCAAGTATTTCTCTTAGATATCTTGTAACGATTGTATTAGATTCATTACTAATAACAGATTTCCCTTTTAGATTCTCATTAATAACATTGTATATAGAAATGGGAGTTATTTCCGTATCCATTATAATATTTAATACTTGAGATACTTTATAAACATCCTCAACAGTTCCAGTTAACTCAGCAGCTATTTTATTTAATCTTTCTCTATAAGAATTAATTGTTTTTAATTTTAATTCTTTATTAGATGAAACAAATCTAGATCTAAATATATTGGCTAGTTTCTTACCAAAAATAGTTTTAATTCTATTGTATTTATTTGTTTCTACAATATCAATACTAGAATCGCCATCTTCAAAGGATGTAGCATCTTTATAAATATCTATATAATTAATATTTTCTAGATATAAAGATGTTACAAATTTACTTTTAGCAATTTTATCATTTCCAAATTCATTTAACATATCTAAAATATTATTAAATGTTGGATCTATTTTTGCTAACTCAGCAATTCTATCTTTTAATTTATCATATACATCTGTATTTCCTCTTTCTCCAGAAACATCAGAATATGTTTTTACTTGAGCAAAATCTTCTATAATAATTCTTAATAGATTCTGCATATCTGCATACATTTTAAATCCTGTTTCTGGATTTACTGCATCATAAGATATTATTTTACCGTCTTTAATATCAAATGTCTTTTTTGCAATAGAAGCTAATCTAGCTGCTATAAATGGATCTATTCTTGGTTTTTCTTCGCCTCTTGTTCTATCAAACTTCTTTCCTTCAGCGTTTTCTATTTCAAAAGCATCTTCTAGATTTGTTATATCATTTTGAATATCTTCTTCAGTTGTTTCTATCTTTTTTAATTCATCAAATAAATTCCAAAAAGCAGCTAATTCAGCACTAAGAGATTGCTTATTAAAAGCTATTTCTTGCTCTTGAATATATTCTTTTATATTTTCATCATCTGCTTGGAATACAGATTCTGATTCTTCTAATTCTAATTGATTTTGTCTTTCTTTTAAAATTTTATTTCTTATTTCTTCGTTTAAATAAGAAGCATTAATAGATTCTATTCCAGTGTTATTAATTGCCTTAGCTAATTTAGTAAGTAATGATAAATCTTTAGAATCTAAAGCTTCATTTATTACTTCTAAATCTTTTTTGAAATTATCGACAACAGATTCATCGACAGATCCATTTTCTTTAAGCTTAAAACCTGTCTCTAATGGATTTTTTTCATATTGCTGAAGTCTTTCATCCATTTCATTATAAAGTTGCTCTAATGCGTCTTCTAATGCTTCAAATGGAGTTTCTTGATATTCATATCTTAATTGGAAATAAATATCCTTAGCTCTATCTAAATAGCTATTCATTCTATAAGTTGGGATCATATAATCAACTTTAGAATATTCTTTTGTCATATTTCCAATTCTAACAGTAATGAAGCTATCATTAGAGTCTATAAAAACAGAAGCGACAGACGCATCTGATGACGCGTCTGGCACTTCATTTTTATTTTCTTGAACATTTTCTTCTACTGTAGATAAAATATCCTCAACTGAAAGTATAGCTTCACTATTTGTTTTAGCTATGATATTAAAATCAGATAGTATTTTGATTGCTACGTCTAACGAAAGATCTCCGTTAGTATCAGAATCTCCCAATATTCTTGATACCTCAGCCTTAATCTGATTGGCCGCTATGGACGCCCCTCCTTTTTTTAATACTATACAATTACTCATTTTCTAATGTTTAAATTCTTTAATTTATTTCTACGCGCTTGTCTAGCTTCGCTAATATTTGTACTTTTAGACTTTGATTGGTGAGATACACCCCCTGATTGACTAGGACATGATACTTCTTTTTGCTCTTCTTCTATATTTGTTTGTTCTATAGATTTAGTTTCTACAACAGTAGGTGCTTTAATTGTTGGATCGCCATTCTGTTGTTTAGATGTTTTTACTTTATTTTTGCTATTAGTTTTTTCTTTCTCTATAATATCAAAAGAATATGTAAAATCTACTTGTGTGGAAAATAGCATTCTTTTGCCTTTTTGAGTCATATCAGGATAAGAAAGATTATCTAATGAATAATCATCAGAATGTTCTAATATATATTTTAAATCTAAAGGAACTTTAATATGAGAAGCAACTAATATATCAAATAATCTCTTGTTTGTTAATAGTGCTTTTGGATTACTTTGTATATCTTTTATTATTATAGGATTTTGATTTTCTCCTTCCGGTAGATAAGATAAATTTATTCCTTTATCGGTATATTCTATTTCAATAGGAACAAACTGACCAGAACCAATACTTCTACGTTTTCGTTCTTGTTCAGTCATTCTTTTTACACTATTAGATAAAACAGAAATATCTCCGAATTTAGCTTTTCTTAATAATGTCCTAGACTTATCTTGAAGGCTATCATAAAAATCTGTATAATCAACATCTAAAACAATAGACTTGTCTTTTAATGATTTATTGAACGAATCTATATCACTTCTAGTTATTTCTATACCATGAACTTTAATAGGTTTGCTTTTAGACGCTTCATATAATTTCAATATATCTTCATTCTTTAATAAAGAAATTAAAGATAATACAGCTTCTTTTTCAGATAGTTTTCTACCTTGAACTTCTATACTGTGTTTTTGATTCTCAATGTTGAAGTTTAAGAACACATGTCCTGTTGTGAAATATTGATTGTTTTTAAATCCAGAAAAAGGAATAGTTTCATTTGTAGATGGAGAATATTCAGAATATCCAGTTTCACTATTCTTGTCATACGTAATAATAGAAGTAGTACTCTTATCTAATAACGACTTAGAAACATCTGATACTTTAGTCTTGGGGCTTGTAACATTTTTAGACTTTACTCTTTGAGTACTAAAGCTTATTGGATTTACATCTATTTCAAAGTTAGGATCTATATTTTGCTTATACCAAAGAGCTTTAACTAATTCCTTTCTAATATTAATTCTTTCAATGTTTTTTCCATCTATAACTTCATAAGAGTTTTGTACTCTTACAGTTGATGATATTTTACCATCTGTATAAGTAATATTAAATGGGAACTCCATTAATGCTTTTAATTTAGCATCCTTATCCCCATCTGATAAAAACATTTCTAAATATTCACTGAATTTATCAACAGAAACGATATCACTATCATTAATTAAATCAGCTAATTCTTTAATATTTCTATCTTTACTATCATAAACCTCTTCGTAATATCCAACTTGAAAGTTTCCCCTATTAATACCTTTATTTAAAATATTACTCCAGAAACTAAATATTTCTTCATAATAACTTTTTGTATCTGCTGGCAAATCTTCTATATTAAAGTCATCTGAAGGCACCTCTATTTCAGGATTTGAATACGCATTTATAGATGGAACTAATTCAAATTCCCTTATTATTAATCCATCTTGTTTTGGATTCATCAATGAAGAAACATCTATATTATTATCTTCAAAATACTGAGCAATGTCTTCAGGTCTTAAGATTTCAACTTGATTCGTTTTATTATTCTCAAGCCGTACTTCAACAGATCCGCTAGTATTTGGGTCTTTTTGTATTGGATATACAGTATAATCTTCTCCTAAATTTATCCTATAGTTACTTTGTATCGGATTTACAGCACTTCTTTTAATTTTTGGTATATAACTATCAAAAAGATTTTTAAACCTTTTATATGGAGATTGCGTATCTAAACTGAAGTCATTATTTTCTTCAACGATATCGTTAGTTTCTTTTTCTATTTTAGATATAGAAGAAGGATTTGTGAAATATAAATTTATTCCTTTATCAGTCTCTTCAAACGCAACTGCTTTTTTTTCTCCAAATGCATCTACTATAAAATTAAATATACCCGATCTTTCAGATATAGCAGTAGACGGCATTAAATAAACAATAGCACCGGCTTCAAAAGAATTATTTGGAATTATATTACTATTACTGTAATCATAAATTAAAATTTCACTTCCATTACTAATAAAGCCATATTTAGAACCATCTATTTCTATTTGTTCTCCTATATTTTTAAAATCAGATATTTGATCTTGATTTATTGGCTTATTATTTGGTTCTTTAAAATCTAATTCATCACGTAATTCCTGAGCTTCGTTAGTTGAAGATGTTATTTGATTTGTGTTTAATTTACTTATAAATGATTCTATTTCTTTAACTATTTTAGAAGGAACTTCTTCCTGCATATTAAAATACAAAGATAAAAAAGATTTTTTATATTTACTAATATTTTTAGTTAAATTTTCGTTAAAAAACGCTAATACATCTTTGTTATTTAACATTAAAGGATTTTTAATTCCTTGTAGTAGATTCAAAATGTCTGAATCAGATAATTTTTGAGGATTTAATAATTTATCTGCCAAATATATATCTGCATCTTTTTGTTTTTCTTTTTTTATTTCATCTAATAGAACTTTATTTCCAGTATCTATTTTGAATCCTTTATAAAAATCAGATATGTATTTAGCTAAATCCCTTTTAAAAAGTCTATAAGCTAATTCTGCTTTATTAGCAATATTAGAATTTAATATAGCTTTAGCTAATATTGGATTAGGAACATCATTTGGAATATTTAATCCATCGTTAATTCTATTTACTAAATCATTTACTTGTATTAAATTATCTTTATATTTTTGATATTCTTCTAAGTCTTGTAATTCTTGTTTTTTGGCATCTTCAGACATTTCTGAATTTTGAACATCTATTTTGGCATCTTCAATTGTTTGTTCGTTATTTACAACTTTTTTAGCGACAACATCAGCAACAGAAAGATCTTGAATAGTTTCTGATATTTGTTCTGTCAATCCAGTTTGCCCTATTAAATTACCAATAACAGATTTTACTTGTATATCATTTAATAAAGTAGTGATATATGGTTCTATATCTATTTCAGATCTAACGACTTCAAATAATTTTCTATCTTGTTCTGTTAATTGACTTAGCTTAGATTCAAATACATCTTTATATTTAGCATACTTCTTTTGTTTAGATAATCTTTTTAAAATATTATATTGAAATTGTTCAGACGTAATTGGATTTCCGATTAATCCTTTTGTGTTTTTAACTATTACTGGATCATTGCTTTTAATCTGTTGTTCTTGATGTATTCTGTTTAAATCATCTTCTAAATTTTGATTTATAAATTTATTGAATACTTCATTTACAGATAATAATAGCGCATTATAATTTGTTTTGGATTTGTTTTCGTCCTCAGAAATATTTTTAGAAATTTTATCTGGAAGATCTTTTTTAAGTTCATCAATTAATTCAGTAAATGTTTTACGAGTTAATTCATCTTGATTTTGATCTATATATATCGATTGTATATCATCTAATTTAGATAATATATCTTCAACATTAGATATATTACTGTTAGTTGCTAAATTGGAAACTAAATAAGATATTGCTTGCGTAATTGGCAGTTGATTTTCTATTTCAGAAAATGACATCTCATTTAATTCTATCTTTTCTATATTCTTATGAGCTTCTTCTGCCTTTTTAGCAAGAACACCTTCGGCTTCGTTATCGGCCACAATAGGACTTTCAACTGGTTCAGGAGTTTTTATTTCTTCCGTTTGATTTTGTTGTTCAGAGCTTTCTACTGGAGTAGATTCAACAACTTCAGCACTTACATCAACAACATCTTCATTATCTACAACTTCGACATTTTCAGCTTCAGTCATAGCTTGTTCTTCTTCTGATAATTTTTCTTCAGCAATTTCTTTACCTTCTTTAGCCGCTTTTTTAAGTTTATATCTATCAGATAAACGCTGTTTTAATTGATAAGCTGCAGGAAGTCCAACACCAACGGCAACTCCACCTATAGCACCAAGTATCGCTGCATCTATAATTTCTTTTTGAATTTCATCTTTATATAAATGGTCTGGAAGATCTAATTGTTTAATTAACTCGTCTTTAGCTCTTAAAGAAGCAGATGTTTGCCATCCTTCTTCAAATCCTTCAGAAGACGCAACATACAATACTTTACTACCTTTATCAGCCATAAATTTAGTAAATCCATTTTTAGCTGATTGTATTCCTGTATTGCGCATTAAAGAATATACTTTATCAAACTGAAAATATTCAGGAAGCATAAGCATCATATTCTTTAAAGCTACTGTATTGATTTCTGAATTGGCTACAGAACCAAATCTATTTTTAAGTGTATCATATTTCTCGAAATTCTCTGCAATATTAATAGCTTCGTAATCTAAAGCTTCATTAAACGCAGCAAATTCTTCTAGAGACATTCTTTCAACGTCTAATCTAGATATTCCATTTTTTTGTAAATACTGATCATACGCTATATCATAAATCAGTTTTAAATCAATATCCTCTTCTAATGATAACTGACCATTTCTATGAAGGTCTAATTTTTTAACCAATCCATAACCGTAAGTTTCTCTTAGCTGATCCATTGATTCGTTCATTTCCATCAACGTTTCAACAGATCTAGATCCAACTGTAGCAATAGCAGCTTCAACTTTTTGAGATATTTTAGTGCCAGTTTCAAGAGCTGATAAGAATTGATTAGAATGCTTAAATGCATTTGCGATAGCAACTGCTTCATCTAATGTAGCAGCATTTGCAGCTTGTCTTACAATAGTTTCATTAGCTCCATGCTGACGCATTATTCTTAAAACAGCAGATCTTTTAGAGGCCTCACTTGCTGCTGCAGACATAACTCTATCTAACTTATTAGCAAATTTAAGACCTTCCTCAAATTTTCCAATCGCTCTACCAGCAATAGCTCCAACACCTTTACCAACTTTAGATAAAACCATACCTGGAATCATAATAGAAGCAGTAGAGGCGATAGAGCCAGAAGATTCTCCAAGCCATTTTAACCACGATGCTCTTCCATTGCCGTTTTGAATAGTCAGAAGTTTTTCAAAATTATCTGTAACTTGATTTAAATATTTAGCTACTGGATTTTGTTCAAAGTTCTCAGCGAAATCCCCCTTTGAAACATGGTATATTGCAGACGGGATATCTGCTAATGTAGCTACACCGGCAGCAACACCAACTGTAAGTTGTGTTCCTATTTTACCTAAAGACCTTAGAACATCTCCTCCAAAAGAAGTGTAATCATCTCTTCTTTTATTTAGATAATCTTTATCAAAAGCTAAATCTCCTTGAATACGACCTCCTTCTAATAAATCAAAATCGACTCCTTGTGTTCCAAATCCAGATTCTGATTCAAATGGTATTGGTTCTTTTAAAGCGGCGTTAACTTTAGCTTGATATTCTCTAGCTAGATTGTTTTGTTCATTAGTTAATGATTGTCTAACAATATCTGGATTCTGCTGAATACGATCTAGATATTCACTTATCGCAGCTCCAGGTTTACTTCTATTTATTTTTGCCATTATTTATTAAATATTTGTCTAATGACTTCTGAATTTAATTTTGTAGCCATATCTTCAAAGTCATAATATCTAGGATTAGTTGAATCAATATAATAATTGTCAATTTCTCTACCATTAGGATCTATTTCTGTAATAGAAAATGTTGCCCTGCCATTTTGATCTAATCCATTATTTTCTATTATTAATCTATTACCATTTGAAGCTACATCTACAAAACCGAATTTATCTTTACCGGTTCTAATTACTCTTCCTCCAGTAATTCTATTTAATTCATCTGGAGTTGGTGCTACCATAGCTGTAAATTTCTTAGTATTACCTTTCTTGTCTTTAGCAACAAAGTTAATTTGAAATTTATTCATAGCAGGTATAAATTGGGAATTTAAGATTGCGGAGCCTGGTTGATTCAATGCCTCTTGAATATCAATATCTTCTGTTGCATCCTTGCCATCAGCAGTAATCGTTACTTTTCTTTTTTCTGGATCTAAGAATATATTGTTGTATGTATCTTTTAATTCAGATTGTTTTCCAGTAATAGCTATTCCTGTCATTTCAACATTTCCTTTTTTGTCATACAAATTGTCTATAAATCCATTTAATTCTGGAATGTCGCCAAGAGTTTTGCCATTACTTAAAGCATCTACTATTTCTTCTCTAATAATATCATTGAATCCTAATTTTTCTTGATATTCATCTAAAACAGTATTGAATTCATTTGATGAAACTATTTCAGTAATATCGTTTCTAGACAGATCTTTAATATTAGAAGATATAGCTCCTAATCCAGATGAATAAGGGCTTCCTAATGTAGATTTTGTTGAAGGAAGAATAGATTTGAATTCTTTTAATAAATCATTATATATTTCATCTCTAAATTCATCTTTAGTTTTAAGAGCGCTATAATCTTTTCCTGAAAATACATTTCCTATTCTACCCCAGAAACCTTTTTCAAGTTCTCCAGAATTAAATCTATTAATCATAGTGTCCCCAACGACAATACCGTCAGAATTGCCTCCAGAATAAATATATTTAGGAAGGAATTTGAAATCTTCCGATCTCTTATAGTTATTAATAGCCGTAGCATTAATAGCCGATCTAAAAGCTCTTTCTTGCATTTCTTCATTAGACATTCTATTAGGATTAACCTGACGCAATAGATTATTTTGTCTATACATAGCCTGAACTTCCGGATCAGAATTAAAATAATCTGTAAGAACAGCTCTTATTTTCTCAGGACTTCTCTGTGTTGTTTCTGTCAACACTTGAAATGCTGCTGAATTTTCAGGAATACCATAAACTATAGCCATTTGACGTATTTCGGCAGGAGACGCTCCTCTTTTAACACTAGTTTCAAGCTTTTCTATTTTAGAAGCAGTATCTAATGCTAATTTTGCTAAATCAACTTCTTTGGATGGTACTATGTCAGAAAAATCATAACCGTTTTTATAATTGTTTTTATAATTAAGCATAGCAAGATTTAACCAGTCTCTTTTAGTATCACCAGAAATATCTTTGTTTTCTAGAATACTTTTTTGTAAAGCCTGATAATTTTTCTTATCCATCATTCTCTGATATCCAATTCCTCCAGGAGAAAAGAATTGTTGATATTCAGCCCTCGCTTGTCTTAATTCATCTATTTCCATATCCCCTACTCCTTTATTAGTAAGTAGTCTATTGGATAAATCTTTAACCTTTGAGCCTATTCGATTTTCATATTCTTGCCTTGTGTCGTCTTCAGCTGGAGTTAAATAATCTCCGATATCTTGAATAGAACTTAATATGTTTCCATATAAAGCGTTTGTGTCAGCCTTCATTTTAATAGGGGCTAACAACTGATATACTGGCGTAGGGTTAAAATCTAATGTTTCAAATCCTTGTCTTACTGCCATGTTTATTTTCTTTTAATTTTACCACCATATTTTCTCTTAGTAGTTGTCGTTGCAACACTATTTGGAGACATTTCAGCTAACATAGAATATCTTCCATATATAGGAGCCATTCTTTGTATGAAGTTTTTATTTCTTCTATCTTGTATTATTTGTCCTAAATTACCAAATAAACCACCAATAATAGAAGCTCGTGTGTCTTCATAGTCTCTTCTAGCATCCATATACCTACTTTGATTATCTCTAATAATTTGTTGATTTTGCAATGCGTTTCTTTGAGCTGATTGATTATTATATTGATCTATAGCCATTTTAATTTGATTATCTCTATCCTCTACTTGCAAAGCAGTATCAGCCTTAGCGTTTAATTGTCTAGCTCTTAAAGATCCTAAATTAGCCATTAAAGCACCGGGATTACTACCGGCTAAATTCCTTAAAGAATATTCTGCACTTCTAGCAGATCTGTCAATAGCATTAAATAATCTAGCTTTATTAGTTAATCTTGGATATAAAGTTCCAAATTGAGGCAATAAAGGAGTTGAATAATCAGCTCTGCTAGGAGCTTTATTCATACTTAATTTACTTAAATTACCAGCAATAGCATTAGTAGCTGCGGCTGTGTCTAACATTCTAGATTCTTTGTCTAAAGAATATTCTTCGTAACTTTCTTTTAATTTAGGGCTTAATCTAGTTAATTGTCTAACTTCAGAAGAAGAAACTTTACTCCAATCAATATTGCCATTTTCATCTATATAAGATGGTCTAGTATATCTGTTATAATTGCGTTCAGTAATATTATCTGGAATTTTAATAGTTAATATATCTTCAGATAATCCAGAAGGACCAAATTTTTCAACGTCAGTTATAGATGTTGTTCTTGGCCTACTAACAGTAATTGAGCTAGCTGGTTTACTTGATCTTTGACCTATCCCGCTTGAATATCCATAATCATTTATTACAAAAGAAGCATTTCTAAATCTAGGATCATCATATTGTGATCTTCCTATCAAACCACCTGGAGCGAATTGATTTTGAGGCGTCATATCTTCGCTCTCTTGAACGATCGGTTGTTCTCCAATAGAATCTATTGCCTGTTCATTTTGCGTGTCTAAAACGGCCTGATTTTCAATATTTGGATCTATTCCATTTGCAATCATTTCAGCATCTTTCTCGGCTTGTTTTAATTCTTCTTGAAGAGACGCCAATCTATCTAGAAATACTTGTTTAGTTTCTAGAGAAACTTTATCTTCTCTTTCTTTAAATTTATTATTAATTATTTCAGATGCTTTTGCAAATGTTTTTCCTTTCAATGCATTAGGGAGGTTATACTCAGATTTAAGATCTATATTTTCAGGAAGTTTAATTCTATTAGAATATACAAAATCTTTTAATATTGTTTCTCCTTGTTCTACTGTATTCATTGTTCCTTCGGTATCAGTTCCCATTGGCACTCCACCAATTGGATTTTCCTCATGTGTTCCCCCTGATTCTATTCTAATTAAATCTTCGTTTGGATTAACGGTTTCGAGTTGACCTCCTTTAGCGTATATATTAGAACCTAATGAATCTGGATAAATTTTATTTCCAGCGGAATTATTTATTTGTGTGTTTTGAGCCAATGCTTCTTGTTGTTTTATAGCTCTTGCTTTTGCTTCAGCTTTTTGCTGCGCTTTACGTTGTGCTTGCGCACTAAAAATTCCTCCAATACCTTTTAAAGCACCTCCAATTAATCCTCCAAAAACAGGAATTCCTTCTGCTATAGATCCAACTGTATTGAATATTCCTCCAGCTGTATCTCCAGCTGCTATTTGTCCAATACCAGAAGCTAATCCACCTGCATTTACACCTCCTAATGCTTGACCAATTCCAGGTTGAGCAAATGTTTTTGGTTGTATAGGCGCTTGACCTTGTATTGGATCTATTAATCCACCTCCGTCAAATTGATTTTGTTTTGGTTTCTTGTGATTTTTAATTATTTTTTTATTTACTTTATTCATTTATTAATAGAAATTTAAATTTAGATTAGACGTAATATGATGCGTTCCATCAAATTGTAGTTTTATAAAAGCTTGAGGGGAAAATATTCTTCTCAATCCTTTTCTGTTATATTCGTCTAGATTTTTATCTCTTGGCACTGTTATTCTAAATATGCTAAATTTATTTTTTATATTTAAAGAATTATCATCCGTAGATGAGGTTGCATCTTGATAATAATTTTTAATATTAAATAATCTAACGTTTGATTTTTTATATTCATCTAATTCTTGTTGGGTATATTCTACGACATCATATCTAATATAGTTATTACCATTTGGATTTACTAAAAACTGTATATATGGATATGTTGTTAGATTGAATTCTGGTTTTAATTCATAGAAGTTACTTGTAGCACTATGATTTTTGTCATAATAAGAGAGTGTATGGTCGTTAATATTAAATACTTCTATTGGATAAGTAGATGATCTTGTTTCAAACCCCCCAAGAACTTCAGAATATATTAATGAATTATGTTGTGTATTTTCTTTTGATTCTTCTAAAAATACATATAATTTTCTTTCTTTTAAATCATAGAAACATCTAGCTCCTTGAGAAACATTATCATTAAAGTATTTAAACATTCCTTTTGATAATGAAACTTCTTCATTTCCATTCATTAAATTAAATAATGCATTTTTATTAGCATCAATATAATATAAATTATCATATCCGCCAGAAACTGCATTTAGATGTTTAATTCCAGAATTCGTAGACAACATTTCATATCTATCAAAATATTTTCCAGTACCTAACTGAACATCTATATTGTCATTTGTTTCTAATAAAACTCTAGGTTGAGTAGAAATAAATGCTACTCCATTTTCTTGAAAAGCATATAACTTTCCATTATGATTTATAACTTTAATAATTTCACCATAACTACCTTCTAAATCTAATGTTTCATTAACTGGAAATATAGCCCAATTTTCTATTTCTTCATTATGTATTTTTACATTTGAAGCATATAACGTTGTTGGATAGTCAGTTATTATTCTGTTAAAATCTAAAGAGAAATATTCCTTAATTCTAAGATTATTATATATTGAAGAGGATACATTCAAAATTTCTTTTTCATCATATTTTATAGAAGATTTACAAAAAGAATCATAATCATTGTTTAATATTTCTTTAGCGCTTTCATAACTATCAGTACTAGTAGTTGCAAAAAAATCATTTCTATCGTAATCTATGATTCTGGTAGGAACATTTAAAACAGTAACAAATTCATTATGCCTTATTAATGCAGCATTAGAATTTGATATTAAAAGATCTTCTCCTCCATCGTTATTACACCATACTCTCGGAATTGTAAATGATCCCCATTTCATGTCTCCCTGACAATACGTTCTATCAGTACTGTCATCTGGTATCATGATTGGTTTTTTTGTACAAATTATATATGAATTACTTATTTTATTGTAATAAGAATTACCTCCATATTGATTAGATAGTTTATTTCTTAATTGAAATAATATCTGATATCTTCTGTTGTATGCAATTGCTGGAGCATCTGTAGATGAAGTCCTGTCTTCTACCATCTTTAGACACTCATCAAAAGTATAATTAAAAGATGTAGCTATAGTATTAGCATAATTACAATCTAATTGCATATATTCTATATCACTAATAGAATTTTTAGATATGTTTTTACTCCATGGAACAGGATAGAAATCAGCTAACTTTCCAGCATTACTAATGCGTAAATTATCTTTATAAATATAATCACCATTATTTTCATATTGTACAAAAGAAGGAGAGTATTCAAATTGGTCTGCTGATATATAATCAGATCTATACATACTGCAATTTCTATATTGAGTAATACCCCAATTTGCATAATATTGTCTTACGAAATAGGAAGATTGGTATCCAAAATTTATTGGCTTATTATCTTCGTACACTCCTGTTTGATCCCATTTATTAGACTTATTAGATCTAGGACAAAATAATGTACATGTTGGATCTTTAATGCTTTGACTTCCAGCGTTTTCCCCATTATAACTAACCACATTATTTTCGTCTTCTGTATAAGTTACAGCATTATGATCCCATCCAGTTCTATATGGAAACACAGGATATTTACTGTCTATATCGTCATATGATTCATATGTGGAATCCCCTAACACTACAAACTCTGTTGTATCAGAAACATCCCATCTACTTCCGAACATATGAGTTTTATTGTATCTTGGATCTTCTGGTCTAGCAGATGCTATTCCATTTTCAAGAACACAATATGGTTTTATATAAGAAAAATTTCTTACATATCCAACTGAAATTAATGGAGAGTAAAAATATGATATTGGTGCTCTGGTTGGTTTTTTAAAATATATTGTACGTCTTAATCCAGGAGCATAATTTACATCATTAGCGCAATCCCAATCAAAACCATAATCATTATCAACACTTAATCTACCGCCCCTTATAAAGAAGTAATCATTAAATACCGTTGTACTTCCTGAACTTGGATATCTAATTGGAACATCATATTTTTTTACAAATTCATTAGATCCAGTAGTATTCTCATTAGCAACAACAATATCCTTCATTATTTGATACGGCAAACAAATATTATTTGAAGAAACGTTTTCAAAGTCTCTATCCATAATAAAATTACCATTTGCGGTAAATTCAGCAGTTGCTGAATTAGGCCAATCTGGATCATGAGGAGCAGTAGAAGTCAAAGATCCTAATGGTTCATCAACTCTATTACAATCATTATTGGTAAATCCAGGAACGCATATTGCAAAATCTACTATATTGCTGTTTTCAGGCGTTCTTTTAACATAACAAATATCAAAAGCCCTAATTCCTTTATTATAAAATTTATCTTGATTTAATAATTCAAAATAAACATTATATAAAGAGTGTCTAAAATAATCATATTTTAATTCACCTGTAGGATTAATAATGTTTAAAGGGTTATATTCTGGAAATGTATAATCGCACACCCATTTAACAGGAGATATATTCATGTATTCATCATAAAATACTATTCCAAATCTATATGTTTCTCCAGCTACAAAAGATCCAGATTCACCATCTGAACCTCCTTCGACTACCATTTTTATATTTTTCCCAGCAGCACCCTCAACTATAGAACCATCTAAATCATTAAATACTTCTTTAAATAAATTATATGGAGATGTGTCTAATATGCAATTCGAATCTTCTGGAACTGAATTATAATCATTTTCTGTATAAGGAGATCCACTTTTTATTGTAATAGTTATATCTGTTGAAGTTTCTAATGATTCTCTATAATCACCATTAACTTTTTTATATGAATTAGTTTCTACATTATTAGATGTGTAGTCTAAAATATAAGAATATGCTCTTACATCAAAATTCTTATCACTTAAAAATTTGAAATTATCATATGACTTACCATTCCCTAAAACAAGTCTATTGTATATAGAACTAATAGTTTTTGGTTTTATCATATTTTTAAATAAAGAATTAAATTCTTCTATAGATATTTCTTGCAAGAATAAATTTCCATCATCAATAATTCTTATGTGACCAGTGTTATCTATTGATTTAATTGATTGTTTCTGTATTAATTGAACAGAAATATCTTCATTTAAATATTTGATTCTATAAACATAAATATATTCTATTTCTTTAGAATTATTTTGATAATTTGAAATTAAAATATTTATTCTTATTTGCTTATTATTACTATTTTCTTTATTAATAACTATTTTATCTGTTAAAAATAAAGGATTTGTAGTCACACCGTTTTCAGTAGATTGTAATATCATATATTGATATTCGCCATATCCTAATGATGAAGATCCATCTATCAAATCTATATCTCCTTGAGAATTATACAAATAAGTATACATTAAATTTGGCTTTGGTGTAGAATCTGTAATTTCCTCAACATATGGTTGCCCTGAGTCATATTTATTTATTGTTATGATTCTCATTTGATTTTCTCCATCTACAAAATAAATTTTATCTTTATTTCCTTCTACTATAGAAACAAAATCGATATTTTTCCCTATTGATTCTTTTGGCCCATCAGATTCATCTGTTACAAATAATGGGCTAGCTGGCCATACTTGTAATTCTCCGTCATTATCAGTTATCGGAACTAGAAAATATCCATAATTATAATTTGTTATAGGAGGAGTTACATTCGAAGGGACTCTTCCATGTACAAATAAAACAGTACCATTTGTTATCTTTGCTTGACCTAATATACCTTTATCAGTATCTGTTATAATTACAGGGATATCTATTGGATGTTCGCCATCAGAATTTGTTATACAGAAGTTACTTCCATTATTTATGATTTTTATATTCATGGCATCATAATATTGATTAGGACTTCTTTTATCGAAACCCATATCTTGATTCATGCCTTCTGTATATCCTAAATTTAATTTAGCCATTTATTATTTAATGTTTTATATTATATTCAAATATATTACCAGATGAATTACCATTAGCTCCCCAAGATGGCGCGGAATTCAATGCTTGGCCATATGTATCAAATGTTCCATCAACAGCTCCTCTGCCACGAGCAGTTCCTCTAGCTGGTATTAATGTAAACATAGTTCTAGCTATCATATCTGCTTTTTCAGGAGATAATTGAGCTAAGCTGTTTTGTGCTTTACCAGCGTACCAAGCATATTCTTGTTTTGCTCTATTTAAAGCATTTTGTATTCCTCCATTATATCCATCTATGTCAGCTAAGATAGTATAATATTGTACTTTAATATAATTTTCTAATGCAGATAAAAAATTTTCTTCATTAGGAATGATAGGAAATCCTTCGTCATCTAATCTCAACATGCTAACATATACTCTAACATGTCCTTTTTCTACATTAAAAATTATTCTGTTATTATCTACTTTATATTCAATATCTCGTCTTGTAATTCCTATTTGTGGATAATCAAATAAAGCCTGATCATCTTGTTCTGCCGACATATCAACTTTAAAGTCTCTTTTATCAGGTTTATCAGGGTTGATTTCGTACACTCTAGATACTGCAAATGTTCCTTTTGGAAGTGGCGCAATATGATTTATTATAGGTAATTCAATGACTGTATCATCTAAAATAAATGGAGAACCCATAAGCCGACAAAATTGCATCGTGTAACTTGCAATCTGTTGCTCATCTAGATTCTCCATCAATTTATTTCTATATAATCTTACGATGATTTCCTTGAATGTAGTATAAACTAATTCGTTGTTCATTTATTATTATTTTTTACATATATAAGTTTCTCTAATATCACAATTAAGAAATCCATTATTTTCTTTAAGATGATTAGCTAACTTCTTTTTTATTGTTTGACTTGGAAAAAATCTTATTAAAGATCTTCCAGAATCAAACCTATTAGGCATTCTATATTTTATTCTATATACATAACCTCCTGTATGGTCATTAGTATGTCTTATTAATATCTTTTTCCTTTTAGCATCCTCATCCTCTTCCCATAATTTATTCGTTTCAAACCAATCTACAGGATAAAACATTCTCTGCTCTCCTTTGTAGTTACTTATTACTTTACATTTGTGTTTCATTAAATACACTTCACCAGAATTAAATGGCAATCGAATTCTATAGTTTGGTTTAAATAACTCTTCTATAAGTCGTTCTAAAAAATCAGATACTATATTAGAATATTCAGTTTCATATAATCCTTTTGTTTTACCAAATTTAATTCTATAATATTTAAAGAAATCTTTATGGTTTAAAGTTTCATCCTTAGACTTGTTTTTGAATAGATCCTGGAATGTCTGGTTTTCCATCGTTCAATTTATCTTCTGGAATATTAATCCCGTTAATTAATTCATTTAATATATCTTTATATATAAGATCAGCATCGCCATAAGATAAAGGATAATTCTCGTCTATATTTTCATCAAACTCCTTAAGTTGTTCTGTATCTTCAAAACACGCTCTAAGAATAACTTGTTGTAGCCTTTGAAATGCTACATCTTCTGAAACAACATAAAGATAATTATCATAATCTATATAGGACATTGGTCTTACGAAGTTTTCATATTGATAATACGAAGAAAGTTTTCTTGTTGTAAATCTAAACGGTCTTCCTATTTGATCTATTGGAGATACGGAATCTACCAATAAGCCTTTAAATACTACATTAATTATTTTAGGAACAGGTTTTGTGCTTTTTAAAAGCAATTGACCTAAAGGTCTGTCTACTCTTTCTAAATCTAATGTAATATTAGAAAACCATTCATGACTAGGAATAGAAGTAGATTGCTTCATTTTCTCTTTAATTAAAGCAACTCTTTTATCCTCTATTAATTGTTTTATATAAAGATCTGGATATTTGTAATCGTCGGAATAATCTCTAAGATATTCTTTTATTGCGTATATTAATTTTGTAATATCCATTTATTTTCAATTTTGCAAATATACAATATTTTTTTTAATTACGCAAGAACTTTAACATTTATTTTCGTTTTCTCTTGCCTATTGTTATTTTTTCCATGTATAAAACTTTACTATATGGATTATAATTTATAATATCTACATAATAATCCCATTTACCATATCTTATAAATAAGAATTTTTTAGGTCTTTCTTTATATCCAACAATAGATAATGAATCTATTACATTTAATTTTAAATCATAATCTTTAGGATATATATTTAAATCTAAATTAACCCAATGATTATGTATTCCTATTTTTCTTAATGAATCAGATACGTATATTAATGAATCTTTTGTAATATATTCTATTTCAGTTTTTACATGAATTGTTGATTCTGCTGTTTTTAATCTGATTTTTAAATCTTTGATTAATTCTAGATCAGCCTTTCGAAAGTCCTTCATTTCTGATAAAGTATAATTCAATTCTTTTATTTCAGAAACATTAATACTATCTCTAATTTTATAATTACGAATAGTATCATTTAAGACATATTCATTTTTAGTTAATCTAGTATTTTCATCTTTAGCTTTCTTTATAATATTACCCATTATAAAGATGACTCCACATAAAATTGCTATTGTTATTATTAAATATTTTTTCATTTTTCTATAGTTATTTCTATATCTTTTTTATCCTTTAATAATTCAACTAATTTTTCTTCATATGGAGTAGAGTTTAGAACCATTCCTTTAACTTTATTTTCTCCAACTAAAATACAACCAGAAGTATCTTTAACGCTATTCCCTCTATGAATTAATATTCCATCAAACATAGGAACATTTAATAATCTTGGTAATATTCTTTTGAATTTAGGAGAAAAATTAACAATTACCTCATATGTACCATACGGAATTGCTGTTTCATTAGGAATTTTGACGCCATCTGGTCTAACTGGATTTTCAAGAGTATCACAGAAATATACACCATCAACATATAATTTGCCAATGGTGTATGTCTCTGCGAAAAACTCCCTTTTAACTAGAAGCTTTATCATTTGGCATCGGTATTACAGGAAATAATTTTTTATATCTCTCTATTACAGGGCAATTATAACCATTTATAATATGCTCACATATCCCGCTAATATCTAATGCGGATTGTAGCTTTTCAGAATATTCTTCTAAATCGAATCTATCTTTAAAACAACTTTTAAGATCTATACTAGATTTTAAAATTTCAGATTCTAATGTTTTAATTTTATTTTGTAAATCAGCTATTTCTTGTTTCTGACTATTCATTGTTTCTTTTAAAACACTAATAGATTCTTTTAAATTCTTAATCGCCACACTATCTGCTTCTTCTTCAGTTTGTTTTTTATAACTCTTACTAGTTAATACAAATTTAGCAAGAGAGATTAAGCCTGCTATTCCACCAACCGCACCAAAAATTGATAGAATAGTTGTTATCATTTTTTATTTTTTACTTCACCATCTTTCTTTATTTTCTTCACAATATCATCTATATGATACCATAAAGTCCCGCCTCCTACTAGCACAAATAGTACTACCATAGGAACTTCGCTCCACGCATATGCTATAGCATTTGCTGTTAAAGCAAGAAAAGCGATAGAATAAAATACCTCTAATGCAGCTTGTGTCATTAGATTAAAAGATTTGAATTTGTTTATAAACCAATTCATTTTTTATATTATTTTTTTATGATACTCTAGTACATATATAACCATCTGTTTGAGATACTCCACTCAAATTAACATTAGATATTTCTCTTATTAATAAATCTGGGTTTTTCATATAAGGATCACCATCACTTGTTAATACTTGTAAAGATCCAAGTTCTCCACTAATAATTCCGTTAACCGAACATGGATCAAAATCCCCATCGGATCTCGAAACATCAAATGATCCAGAAATAAGAGTTTCTGGAGTTGCTTTAGATTGTATTAAATTTAATTTCCATGTTGTATTATCTCCCTCACCAGACAATGGCGCAATTAAACCAACGGCAACACTATATTCAGTTATTCCAGCTTGTTGAACAACAAGATAAAATTCTTTATATGTATCAGTACCTGCCTTGTCATCAACATCACTCTCACTAGTATTATAATATCCTCTTACTCGTAACTTACCACCTCTAGAAGCTCCTATGTTTTGTGAAAATGAACAAACTAATGCCGTTGTATATCTTTGCACAGCTCCAGGATCTCCTACGATATCATTATTATTTGTCCACGTTCCACTTCCAGACACTTTTCCTGTCCATGAATTTGAACTATGGAAACTCAATGTTAACGGAAACGAAGCTGTGCCAACTTGTGTTATTTCTATTTTTCTAAAATTAACATCAAAATTGAATGTTGCAGATGTAGCTGTGCGATTAACATTAACAGTTATAATCTGTCCAGCAGAATTTATATTTGTATTGTTAATACAGCTATATACGCCATATCCATATTGTTTTACCGTTACATTTTTAGAAATAGTAGGCGACCCCGATGTTGATACAATGGTTGAAGTAGTGCTTCTTGCCTTACGACCATATAAAAAATCTGTTGTATAAGTCACTACACCAGAAGCAGTACCAGATGCTGGAGTATATTTTAACCAACTTTCAGCCATAATTTATTTTATTAAGAAACAGACCAACTTGTATTAGATGTTACGTTTACATTACCATCAACACCAGAAGCAGTACCAGATGCTGGAAGCGTAATAGTGGTCGGAGATACATCCAACGTCGCATCACCAGCTGACTGATTAATAGTTGCTTCAGCTGCTGTACCAGAATTAGGAGTTGCTACAATAACACACGATTTAGTATCTATAGTTAAATTTGGTGGAATAACTATTCCAATACTAAAACTAAATTGAGCAGCAGAACCAGGATCTCCAGATATAGCAGCTCCATTATTTGTTGTATTAGAATTAGCAGTATATGTATTAGGAATTGTGGCCACAATAGATCCGCCAGATTTCAAACTAAATGTAATTTTAGATGAATTAGACGTTCCAGTCATAGTAACAGTGCCACCACTTTTAGTAGCTGAATAAGACGACTGTGCCCATGATACAAATTCGGCTTTTGCTGTTTGAGTAGCATTAAATACAGCAGATTTTGATCCGCCAGCCGTTACTGAAAATGTAACAGTTCCAGATCTATTTGTTCTACCAGTATGTTGTTTTGCTGTTATTGTAGTATTAATAGATCCTCCAGTCGATGGAGAAGCAGATAGCCACGCAACATTAGGCGATGAAGTCCAAGTTGAGTTCGTAGTAACTTTAACAGTTTTCCCTCCGCCAGCTTGCGCATATGTAGCTGACGTTGGGTTAATAGACAACGTAGAAGCTCCTGCTGCTTGTGTAATAGTTATTGTTTTAATAAGGCCAGATCCTCCTGCTCCTGCTGTCAATGTAATAGTTCCAGTTCTTGTAGATATTGTTGGATTAGCAGTAAAAGTAATAACACCAGAAAAATTAAATTGAGCACTAGCACCAGGATCTCCTGGTATATTTGCGTTGTTTGTTGCTGAAGCTCCATTTGCTGTATAAGAAGAAGGAGCTGTTGGTGACAAGGAACCTGGCGTTGATACTGTCCAATTAATTTTAGCTGTATTAGATTGTCCACTTACTGTATATTGAGTATCAGTAGCCCCAACAGAAGCAGTTCCAGATACTGTAATAAACTCTGGGGCAGCAGTTTGATTAACTGTATATGTTTTAGCATCACCAACAGAAGGAGAAACAGTAACTATAGTTGTTCTAGCGACCCTACCTGTGTGAGTTTGTGCTGTATTAGTAATAGTACCATTACCTCTTCCAGATAATGGTGTAGGTGTTAACCAAGAATCATATGCCATTTTATTCGTATTTAATATTAAATCCTTCGAAATTTGTTAATTGTTCTGGAATAGATTGCCTTTCTTTAAGATATATATCAATAGAAATTGCCTTAAGTTCTGGAAGGTTAATATTTTCCAACACTTCTTTTGTGTAGGCAAATGTTCTTCCTTTTAGTATTCCATCTGGATCATATGCTATATATCTATTTTTATCGTCTTTATAGACATTTACATTTATTTTCATTTTACGTTCCAGTCAATATTAGTGTTTACTTTAACATATTTTTCATATATGTCATTAAATCCAAAGTTTAATTCTATTGGACTTATATCGAAATGAACTATACTTCCATCGTATATTTTTTCTAAAGCCTCTTCATCGATTCCATTTCTTTTAATACATTTAGAGATTTTATCATATTCAAAAAATTGTCTAACGTATTCTTTTTCTTCTTCATTTTCAGCCTTATAAATAAAATATTTTAAGAAAAAAACATAATAGAACGCAGCTAGATATGTAGACACATCTAATTTAGAAATATATTTTCCATATACTTTTCTAATTTCTATAGATCTGTTTACTATACCATCTAAATAATACGAATAGTAATGATTACATTCTAATACATATTTAGAAAAAAGCATTAATTCTATATCTGTAAAATCTTTTATTAATGAATTTAATAGCTCATATATATTTATAGACGAATTATATTTAAGCACCATACAGTTTTGATTGTCTTTACAACATTCGTCGCATAATATAAATCTGGAATAATCAATTAAACTCTGGAGCTTATCTTTAGGTAATTCAGTCATTTTATACATTTATTAAAAAAATATTTCATCAAAATTTGATTTTATATCATAATTTATATTGGCAATTATACTTTTAGAAGCAAATTTTTTATTATTTTTATATTTTTTGTTTATAATCCATGCATCTGGATTTTCAACGGTTGCTATAAGTAAATTATTTTCAACTTTTATATTCATAATAAATAATTTTATTTATTCTTCTTTATATCCAGGAGTAGAAACTGTTATTCTAAAATCATCAATATATTTATCATTATTTAAATTATTTTCAGATGATTCTTCTATTTGTTTATTATCATTTGAGTCTAATGAATTTCCAGATCCAGAATCTGAAAATAATGGAATTTTATTCCATGAAGAATTAGAATATTTATAAACTTCTGCAACAGATCCCGCATTTGTAATTAATCCTATTGAATTATTTGGTACATCGGTTAATGCGTTTAGTTCTGCTAACGATCCCTTTTCATAATTTGTTGGAACGGAAATATTTATTTCAGCATTTTTTATTCCGTCATATGTAAGAGGGTCTTCTATCCAAGAAAAAAAGTCTAAATTTATATTTACTAATCCATTTTGATCAATAGAAGTCGGATGATCTTCTGATTTTGAATCAACAAGACTTATTTGATCGTTAATAGATTTAGAAAATGGTGTTGCAATTGGTCCTTCTTCTATTTTTACGTCTTTTACTTCTATCCAATCATCATTTATTTCTCCATTTGGATTTCTTGTGGAAATTACAAGTCCATTACCACAAGAAGATTTTAATGGAGTAAATGTAATTGTTTTACGTACAAAAGTAGTCTTGGTAGTAATTTCATTCCAATCCATAACTACATCAGCAGCTCCTGGATTTCTAATTCCAACTAATCTTGTAAGACCATCATTAGATTTTATACTAAAAGATATAGTATATTTTTTAGTTGTATCAAAATTAAAATTATTAGAAGTTGAAACTGATTTATTCTGAATAAAAGACCAAATACTTGTTTTAGATGATTTCGCTCTAATCATATCACCAATTATAGTTACTACTTCTTTATTAACACCAGACCAAAACGATGAATTATCAGAATAATCGTGTAAATTATTATAAGATAATAAATTTTCTCCCCCATTAACAACAGCTGTATTTATAATAACTTCATCTAAACCAATATTACCTTCATCTGGAGTGATTGTAGTTTGTCCGTTTTGTGTTATATTTACAGTTTTTGATTGTAATTCTAAAGCACTTAAATCTACAGTAACTTTAGATAACGCATCTGCGCCTTCACCTGGAGTAACTTCTATTCTTGAAGGAGTTAATGAAGTTACAATTTCTGATTTTTCTTGTAAAAAAATATCTTTTGATATATTTTCCCAAGAATCATTATATTCATAAACTTGTGATATTTTATCTTCAACATTATTTGTAGAATATTTCATCCATTCATTTAGTTGAAGATAATTATCTACAGATTCAGTTGTTAATGATCCAGTATTAAAATCAAATATATAGAATGTATCTAATATTACAGAACTAAATTTTATGTAATTATTTATCCATAAAAAACTCAATCCATCAGTTTTAAATATTTTAATAACTCCTTCGTTAAGAAATATTTCATCTGATGGTATAGAAGCATTATTACTTAATAAATAATAATTATCAGATTTATTTACTATAACATAAATAGATATTCCTGCAATGATAAAAGAAAGACTGTTTGACGGTAAGTATAAAGCATTATTTTTAAATATCTCAGATTCTTTCCCGCTATTAGATACGAAAATAAATCTACCAATAGCTATAGCTTGTATTATGTTTAAGAAATTAAACGATGTATCAAATAATAAAGCATTTGTTTCTATTCCAGGAGTAAAAGGTTCAAATACATTTTCTTTTTCTTGTATTAAACCTATAGTTCCATTTAATACACTATCTGTAGGTAATGTATCAAAAGAATTAGTTTTTACAAATGTTGGTACAATAGAAGAAATATTTACACTAGATAATCCGTAATATCCAGAATCCGGAAGTATTTCAACATTTCCATTCTGTGTTATTGAAATATCTTTTTTCTGTAATTTAGTTACTCTGCTCCATGGCTTTGCTATAATGCATGTTCCTATGCCCATGATATTAAAAGTTAAAAAATAAGGGGAGAATCTGATGAATAATCAACAGGCGCTCCCCAGATTTTAATTAAACAAAATATAAATTATGATACTAAATTTCTATTATGATATATCAGTCGGAAGGCTTGTCTTAAGAACTGTATTAATAGCTCCTGTCAAAGCATTCTTATTTGCAGCTGCAATCGTAGAATCAATTGCTAATATATAAGTTGTTGGGACAACTGTTTCTTCAGTAACGAATTCACGAGCTTCATAGTAGATAGTAAGCATGTCGTATGTGCCAGCTGCATTTGCAAGCAATTCCGGTTGGAATGCTTCAAGGCCGGCAGCCCAAGGACGATCAGGAATACTATAACCATATGTAAGTTCTTCAAGTTCTGCCACAGCTTTACCCACACCCTGTCCGGTTGTTGCTCCAGTATGAGATGTCTTAGTGATATTTACTACTTCAGTAACCTTAAATGTAGTTTGTTTATATGGTTTCTGATACAAATTCCAATTCTTATCTCCAGCTTTTAAAGTTATAACGGCTCCTGCGGCGCTAGCTACAATAGGAGCATCAAATTGAGTTGACACAGAAACATTAAATGCATTAGCCAAAGCAGTTGCTATCTGAGCGGCTGTTTCTCCGCCTTCTGCCGTATAAGCAGCCATTGGGAATACAGCATTTACAGATGAAGGAACAGATCCAGGATTCTGCATTACTATAAACGAGAAGTAATCTCCAGCTGCAGCATTAGCCGCAGAATTTGGAATAACTACAGTTAAAGTATCTACTTGATTAACCGGAACTACATACTTCTTATATGTTGCTTCTTTAACCCATTCAGGTCTTATAACGTTAGAAGTAAGAGTTGAATCTCCGATCTTATAAACGATATAACCACCTTTTGGATCAGCAGTCTTTCCACCTTCAGTATTAAATACATATCCCTGTCCAGCTGTTAAAGTATCAGCTGACTCAGGTGCAGTTGCAGGAAGACTAGTTACAACATATGTTCTTGTTGTGTTTTTACTAATATCCATTATTATTTTTAATTATTTGTTTGTCTTGTTAACATTGTTTGTTGAGCTATTGTAACAGCAGTTTCTACTATATTATACCAAACTGTTTTATCTAAATCACAAGTGTTGTTTTCCAGATCAATACTAGATGGAAGATCTACGAAAGACCACTCATATATTATTTTTATGTTAGAAGACATGTCTTTTGTAAGTTTTTCATACGAATTATTTACAAATAATTCATCTTTACATCTATAAGCAAATCTAGTATCTGGAATTCTAAATGGATTTAATTTTAAAAATTGATATTTGTAGTCAAAATTAACTGGTATTACATTAATAACTCTTTTAATTTCTTTTCCACTTACTGGTGTGAAAACAACAGTAACTGTTTCATAAACTATATTTTTATCTTTAACAGGTTCATACGGATCTATTGGAAATACATTTACTTTATCATTAACATCAGAAACAACTCTAGATGAACTAATCAAATATTGTTGTAAAGTCATGTTGTCGATAAGTATATTGTCACTTTTGTTAATTAGCTTATCTAAAACTAATCTAGCCTTTTCATTTCCGTCAAAAGCCGTAACAAACATTTCCCAGACCTTTATTTGAGCTTGATCTAAGAAAATTTGTATTTCCTCTTGTTCAAGACCAGGAGCGTTATTTGCATTTTGAGAATATAACAACTCAAAGATTTCTAGGAAATTAAATTCATCCATTATTTTCTGTTATTAAGAGTTTGTAATCTATCTTTTAAAGGAAGGACTACTGGTTGGTTTTTCTTATCCTTTAAGAAATTTATAGCATTTTCATATGTGGCTTGTTCATTGTCAGCGGCAAGCGCTATCCCGTCAATAGTAATATATAGACCATGTTTAAGAACTACAAGACCATTGTTCACTAATGCGCCAAGTAATGCTTTATATTTAAAATCTTTATCTTTTACAATATCAAGGAAATTCTTAGGATTGGATTCAACCATTTCCATAAGAGTTGTCTTAAGCCATTCTGTTTTACATGAATTAAGAGTAATCTTTTTATTGATTGCCAGTAATACATCAAGCATATCTTCTTTTTCTTGAGATATTTGATAGTATTTAGCATAAGCTTCCGCTTTCACATCGGCCTCTTTAGATCTCTCTATATTAATTTCGTCTTCACGAACCATGTAATATTTAATACTAGCTACACGATTGCGTCCCTTATATGAGGGGGCAACCAGATCTGGATATTGAAGAAGAATTTTGTATCTAATATAGTCCATTGGCTGAGCCAAATCTAGTGTTACATCAGCTTTTTTAAGCATTACATAACATCTATCCCAAAATTCATTTTCATGCTCTGAAAGACCGCCTTCTTCAAGATTCAACATCTTTTCAAGAGCTTCTCTTTCTTCTTGAGAGTCAAATGGAGATACAACAGATTGAATATCATGCGGAGACATCTTCGCACATAATCTATCCATTGTACCATCCAACTTGCCTCCATATAATACATGGTCTTTATCAATACCAGGAATTTCTTTAAATAAAAATTTTACAGTAACCTTACTTTTAGGTAATTCAAATTTAGTATCACTCATTATTTTATATTTTTATTACAGTAGTATAGAAGGAATAAGAGTAGCTGTTCTAGAAGGATCTTTAACTACAGCAGCGAAGTTCGTCATACGAGAGAACGTTGCAGAGTCTTCATCCTGACCAGCATTCTGGTTGTTAATAGCCCCAGTAAACGGATTACGGAAACCGAAGCGATACATAACTAGATCTTCCCAATTACCACCTTGTACTTTCTGAATATTAGGATCTGTCTTGTCGCCTATATAAAGAATATCCATACGATGAGATTCAGCAAGAGAACCATCAGACATATAAATCTTATTTCTCTCACGATCATCATACATAGGATCGACGTTCAAAGTCAGATGAATATTGTTAGGTCCAAGCCATTCAGTGAACTGAACACCAGCTTTCATAGCGTTCTGATGCAGTTCAGACTGAGTCTTAGCATATACGGGAGGGTTGAACGGAGTCAAATCTCTCCAATATGTAGCAGCGGCAGCAACTTCACGGTTGAAGTCAATAGCTCCAAATTCACCTGTATTCAAAATAAATTTACGTTCAGGGAATCCCATACGACCAGCTACCATAGCCATCAGCAAGTCTTCCAACATTCTCAGAGAGAACTTGTTCATAGCAAACATGTTAGATACAGACATCTGTTCACGAATACCAGAACCAGCCTTAATTTCATAATTGCTCTTTCCAAGATTGTGGAAGCGACCTTTATCATCGCGATTTGTTCTACCAAACAGCAATGCTTTAGCCTTCATTTGCTGGAATTCTACGTTAGCTTTCCATTCTACCAAGCCCATCCATGTATTGAATGTCTTAACTTCAGTGCCAGTCATATCAGTGATAGGAATCTGGATATCATAAGCTACCTTAAAGTCAGCAGCATTACCGGGAACTTTAATAGTCTGACGGATATGCGTAAAGCTATTACGCATTGAAGTGCTGGATGTGTAGCTAATATCACCGCCTTTGATAGACATGGCTTCCTCAACAGGAGAATAATCTTTAGAGAACAACTTTCCTGCTACAAGTTCAGCTCCAGGCATGCCTTGCGGTATATTACCAAATAGCTTAACTGAGTAAACAAAGTTCATTCCCTCCTGACGAGGTTCAGCAAGAATTTGCAATGGATATTGCTCATTCTTTTCACCTACGATAACATAGGTGTCAGAGAAATACTTTTCACCGAAAACAAGCTCAAACTCACTCCAGTTTGCGCCTACGTTTTCATCATCAGCTTTTACAACATCACCTTTATATCTCGCTTCTACAAGCGGAATATTTCGAGTGCTAGTACCAATTAGGTTCCAGTAGAAATCATCAGTAGTCTCTTTCTTAATTGTTGGAAATTGACTCAGATAGGTATCAAGATTCTGATATCCAGACTGAGACAAAATTTTAGTGAAAATAGGAGTCAGTAATTGAGGTCTGCTCCCAAATACGTTACCGAAATAGTTTTTATCTGTAAAACCAGACCACGATTTCGCTTCACGCATTACCATTGAAGGTGTTCCTATTAATGCCATTTTTTAAATAAATGTTTATTTGTGTTATTTGTTTTTATATTCTATCTAGAAAACTAAAATCTTTATCTTCGTTTTTAGATGCTCCTTTCTTTTTTAGAATGTCGCCAAGTTTTGTAGCTTCTTTTGTTTGAATTGTTTTAGAAATATTTTTAAAATCCCTAAAACCATTTGTCAATTCATAGAATAAAGCAACCCTTGCTTCAAAATCAATAGGATCCTCCATTCTATCCTTAGCAATCTTATTATATTGGTTGCCATAGTCATCTACGCCAACTGGTTTAGTAAGTGCTTCAAAAGCTCTATTTCTTACTCCTTCAGAAATTTTCATATTATCTATTTTTTCAATAGACTTAATTTTTCCCTGAATACTTTCAATAGTCTTTTGCATTTCTTTGATTTGTTCTTGCTGTAATCTTTCGTTCTCTTCTTTCTGTCTTTCAAGATATGTTGCAGCTTCTTCTTTCAGTTTATTCAACGCATCCGTTGTCTTTTCTATAGCTGTACTAGAATCGTTAATTACAGAAGCCAAATCTTTAGCTTCTTTTTCGTCCATTCCTTTAGAAAGGTAGAATTTTGTCAGGATATTTTCTCTTAAAGATGATTTTGTTTCAATATCTTCTATTGAAATACTTGAATAATCAGCAATCTCTTTTTGATTAAGAATAATATCTTCTTCTGGAATTCCGTTTCTAAAAGCTTCTAATACGATTTTTTGTTGTTCTGTTAAATCTTTGAATTCATTAGCCCTTATCGATTCTTGAAATGCTTCATACAAATCATCTTCGGACTTAATATTTTCATAAGAATCTAAGATTCCTTTTTTATACAATTCATTAGCAAACTGATTGAAAAGAAGTTCTTCGTCTGATAATTCTTCGCCATCATCAGAATCGTCTCCTTCTTTATTGTCGTCTTGATCCTGATCTTCAGGGTCGTCATCGATATTCGAATCGTCGTTTGCATCAGGAGGTGTAGAATTATTGTCTATTACATTAGTTGTATCAACTGTATCTAATAGAGCATTAATATCTACATCTTCTATTTTAGTGTCAAAATCCATATTTGTTTAAATATTAATATTTTTATTTTTTAGAATTATCTTTTATTTTATTAGCAGATAATCTGGCTATTTCTCGTTTCATATTAGTGTCATACATTTTTGCTTTAACACTTTCTTTTTTAACGTTAATATCCTCTTTTCTAATATCGCTATCTTTACCGGCTATTTGTAATTTAGTATCGTTGTCATTATCATTCTTGTATTTTTCCATCTCAATGCTCAATTTCTTTAATTCAAGCTCTGTTTCCGCTATTCTTTGATTAGCTTCAATCTGAGCCATTATACGCTGAGTCTCTTGTTCCTGAGCTTCTTGAGCCATTCTTCTTTGCATCTCTTCTGCAGCTTCTAATTTGTTAATTTTATCTGCTATACTATCTGAAAGAAGAACGTCAATATAAGTTGATATTGAACCGCCGTTTTGGATAGATGCTTCTGCTAATTGTTCTATTCTTTGATTAATCTTTAATATCTTATTAGAATTAATTACTTGTATTCCATAATCGGCTTCGGCAAATTCGTCTCCATCTATTTCAAATAACTGAATTTCTCCATCATCTAAAATGTATTGAGCCATTATTTTATTGCCTTTAAAAGCTAATTTAGCTGTTTCTAGGAATCCCGTTAATACATCCTTTATACAAAGTTCATGAGTTGCGTAATAAAGCTCTGTATTGAAAGAAGATTGAGATATTGCTCTTTCTACTCCCCCTACTGTTTCTCTACTATTAATTTGTCCTTCTCTTTGTTTAGTAATACCTGAAAGATCAGCTATTTCACTTTTAATATATTCTAATAAGTTTATGCATTGTTGAATCATGCCCCCAAGTTCCATGTCTATGACACGACCTGTTTCTAATTGACCAGCTAATGCCCCTGTGCGATCACCTTTTTTATTTTCATTAAATCCATTAGTGAACATAATGTTAGTGTCGTTGAGGTAATACATCCACTTGTCAACAGTCCATGATTCAGGTTTTGTATTGATATCTATTAATGCTACCTTACCAATATTCTTTGCAATTAATTTGTTTAGTCTATACCAAACAACATCATACATATATTGGAATGGCTTAAGCATTTCAACTAATGATACAGCTCTTGTGTTCTGTATATTATATACACGTCCAATAATACCTGGATGACAAATAGATGGATTATTAATACTATTATATTGTACTGGTTTAGGCCTCATTCTAACGAATATATCATTCATTATTTTGGTGCCTTCCCACCATTCATTAACCCATAAAGATTCGTAGGTTTCTCCAGCTTTTGTATCCGGTATGTATTCAGCGCTCATAATCTTATACTGAACATCACCATATTCATCGAAATATTTAACCTTTTTAACTTCTTTTAAAGAACGCCAAAAAGCCCTTAACACTCTTATATTACCATTAGCATCATAAGATGATATATAAGGACTTCCTACAAAATCTTGAGATCTCAATAGATAATCCATATCAGATTGAGTAATACTCATTACATTTGCGTATTCTTGGTCATATGATTGACCTCCTGCTGTTGCGGAAAAAGGCTGTGTTATTCTTTTGATTTCTTCTTCTGAAAGATCTTCGTAATATGTATCTATAATTCTACTAGGATTCCAATATTCATCTATACAGATCACATCAGAATCTTCTATTCTAGAAGACATTCCACTTCTAAAAGTATATACATACAAAGGATTAATTATTTCTATTTTAGGCTCTCCATTATCAATGTCGAGATTATAAATCTCTTCACCCATAATTAAAGCATGTCTAAATCCTTCAGTAAATAAATTATTAAAATTGTATTTTTTAGAATAGTTATTAAGAATTCTATTAACTCTTATTTCTCTTCTATCTTGCCAAGAATAATTATATTTCTTTTGAATTTTTTCTAATCTTTCTCTTAATTGATCATCTGGAATAGAACTATCCTGAACTAAATTTTGAAGTTCTTTATTTAATTCGGATTTCAATTCTTCTTCTTTTTGCGAAATAGCATCAGGACTAGTTACTATAGCCATATAATCAGCTCGTCTTGCTATTTCTTCACCAATTAATGTATTAAGCTTAGAGTTTATTATAGGATGATGTTGTATTTTTTCAGGAATAAAATCTGCATCTAATTGATTAGGATTAAGACTCCCCATCAAATCTTCATAATCAAGCATATTATTGATTAGATTCGTGCAGATCAATTTCGTTCTAAAGAATGTTCTAGTATCTCTAGAATTCCATCTATTCCTACTATCACACGCATTTACACACTGTATTCTCCATTCTTTATCCTTTTTATTAAAAGGAATGGCTTGTTCGGGTAAATTTACGTTAAACATCTAGTAATTTTATTTATTTTTTGCAAATATACGAAAAAAAATAATACAAGTCAAGTGTTTTGAAAAATTTTGTGGGGCTTTCTATAGTAGAATACCTAAAAACGTATTCCCATTGACTTGTATTTTCGATCATAATTTCTACTAAAGAACTCATCTTGCTCTACTGATTGTTTGGGGCTTTTCATATTATTTATTTGTTCATCTATAATTCTATGTCTATCTTCTACTAAGATCAATAACATAATTAATGCAAATATACGGTCATAGTTTCCATGTTTTGGATTATATTTAATAAGTTCTTCTAATAGTCCTTTAGACTTTATTTTAAATACATTAGATATATTTGCGTCTTCTCCATAAGCTTCTTCTAGAAGCCAATTTAATATTAAATTAATGCCATAATTAATTACAGCTGTTGTTGTGGTTGTCCCGTATTTTCTGTTTCCAGTTCTAATGATAGAGGAGCCTGCTTCATCTTTTAATGACTTAGGTGTTTCAGCTAAAAGATATAATGACTTTACTTTTTCATAATAACTAAACAAACCTTTTTTATTTTGCTCATAATTATTTACAGCATTATAATACATGGTCAATCTTCTAGTTATTTCATAAAAATCTTTCGTTAATCTTCTTCCAGTGTATTCCGCTACTATTCTTCTAGTCCAACTATCCATTATAAATATAGACCCTAAAGAAATAGTATCAACAACCTTATCGTCATCATAAGTATCGCAATTACAATTGGTAAAATGATGAGATAAATATTTATGAGTATCACATGTAAAATTGTATACTAATCCAGAATAATTAAATGTTTTAATTGATTTAATTTGAAAATAAATATATTTTTTATCTTCACTTAAAAAACATCCATTTTTTCTTCTTAAACTAGTTTTTAATGATTCATCTATTTTATTTATTTTATTACAATTATTAGATTTAAATAAATTTTTAAAATTTATAGAATCTATATTTCCTAATCTTAATTGATATGTTTTGTCATTATTTATAATTCTATTTTCAATTTTCATTAATCCTTTATCTCTTAATAACGACAAGCATGATACAATATCAAATGAGAATAATAAATCTTGTATGTTTTCTAATAGTTCTAAACTTATACTAACAAATGAAACTGAATTATATTTTTTAGATTTAATTACAGAACCGTCGGCGCAAAAATATCCATATATTAATTCTTTCTTAAAAGAATTATTCCATAATTTAAACCATTCTGGAATATGTTTGTTTTTAGATCCATATCCAAATTCATTTTTCAAAAATTTAGAAATAAATGATGAATAAAAAACATAATTAATTTTAGAATCCGATTCAGAATGCTTAGATGGAATTTTATTAAATACTGTTTTTATTAAATTTAAATATCTTTCTAAATAAGGTTCTTTTTTATTAAAACAAATATTTACTCCTCCATATTTATTCAAAGATCCATCTCCTAACCACAATCCTACTAACCACCAAAAATCGGGATTTTTAAAAATATTTTTGTATGTGTTTCTTGTAGTATATTTATTTAAAATTTTATCAATATTTATATTTGTTTCTTTTTTATAAATATTAGGATATTTTATCCAATCTCCTTTAGAAAGATCAAATAATCTTGTCTTTTTAAAATCAAAGTCGTTTTCTTTTATTCTCTTTATATTTTTAGAAGCATAAAATGGATGTTCGAATGTTGTTTTTAATGTTCTATATGTATTACTTAGTTTTATCTCCTTACAATTATAATTGGAAACTTTTCTATTTAATAATCTTTGTATATTAACTATTTCACCATCATTATTATAGAATTTGTCATTAATAGTAACATCTTCTACATTTTTAAGACCATGGTTAGTTAAAACTTTTTCTCCTGGAGTTAAGCACCCAGCATAGTATCTATTCATAAATACATTGCCCTCAGAATCTCTTTTTGGCTCTTCATATATTTCTACAGCCCCATCTAAATCCATAGATTTAAGGGCAGGGAAATTACGAATAACCTTATTTGAATCTACAGGATATGTAAACACACTGCCGTTTGAATCTATTCCTAATTCACATACTAATGTCTTGTCAGCTTCTTTATAAGATTGAGTTTGTATTTCTATTAACCTTTCTTTTAAATCATTAATAGGAAATATATTTGAATTATTAGATGAAAACATTTCAGATGGCTTAAGAGGATAATTTGTAAGTTCACCGTCTATGGCTTTCATAGATTTTGCTTTACGTTTAATCTCTCTTCTTTTCATATAATGGTCTACAGCTTCTTTGATCTTTGTATTTCCATTTTCATCTTTATATGATCCATCCATATAATAAGCCGGAACAAACCATCCTATTTTCCCAGAATTTTCATAAATATCATCAAAAGCCAATAATGTATTAGCTTCTGGATCTCTAAATAGAATTTCAGATTCTACAATTTTATCCATATTACCACCAGTCCCTATATATACAGTTGTTCCAAATCTATTAGTACCATCAGTAACCATAGTGGCTTCATTGGACGCATGTACTTGTAATACATTTTCTAATAACCCAACCTCTTCAACAACTATAATATTAGGTCGTGTACCAGCTGCTGCTTCTGGATTTGTTACAGTAAATGTAACATGTTTTATATTAGACATAGAACCTTTTTTAACCCATTCTCCACCAATTTTCTTTAGATATTCATTCCTAAAAGCATTGTTGATGTTGTTAGATTTAAGAGTTCCCATATGTTCTTTATAAAAAGGATGTTTAGTATATCCGCCTGGACCAGCTAAATTATTTAATGCCAATTCCGTTTTATCTAATATATCTTTAGATTTTGCAGTATTAGCAGCTCCTACAAGTATTTCTACTACACTGGGATTCTCAATACTTTCTTTATTATATATTCTTGCTCCATCAAATAACCATTCGTGTAAAACAACTCCAACACCTGTTAAATATGAATTGTGTGTTACAATAAAGTCTCCTGCTAAAAAACAATGATCTTTATGTTCAACTGTTATGCATTTACATTTTCTTCTTCCAACATATTTTATATCAACAATTGTAGTATAATCTATTTTACTTCTTTGATATTTAGATATTCTAGCTGTTATTTTTTTATTTTTTCTATCTAATTTAGAAATATTTTCATCTGTATAAATGTAGATATTATAACAATCTCTACAATGAACAAAATTACCATCTTTATCTTTATAACCTACATTTTCTTTTTTAGACTTTTTACAATTATATCCAAGACTTCTTGCTAAGAAACAAACATCATCAGCTAATTGCTCTGACGTTGTATTATAACTAGGAGTCCCTCTTGATTTAGTGACTGTTCCATCAGAATCTATTAATCCTTTTAAAAGTTCTAATCTTATTTCTTTATTATTAAAAAGATATTCTTTAGGAATTGATTTTTCATAAGAATACTTGCCATAAAGATTATATTTATTTAAAATATCCTTTATGTTTTCAAATTCTAACGAAATGTGTTTTCCTTCTTTTAATTCAGAAATATTATAAGGAATATTATTTTTTAAAACTTCATAATCTACTTTATTTATTGTAATTTGTATTTTGTTTTTCGAACATGAAGTACAACTACCATTTCCAATTATTATTCCAAGTGTATAAGGATCTAAATCGATATTTTGTTTAGGAAAATCAACACATCCATTAACTGGGATTCTATAAATATATTCTTTACCAGACGGATTTCTATCTGTTATTTTTCTTTCTCTGACATAGTCTTTTAACATTTCTTTTGTAGTGGTTATAAACTCGCCTCGTTTTGAGCCATGTTTAATAACTAACCATTCATGATCCTGTCCAGCAATTATTTTTCTTCCATCCTTTAATGTTAATTCATAACATTCGTCTTCTCCATCAAATGGAATTCCTATTATTTTTGTAATACTACCATCCTTTGCGAAAACAGTGTCTCCAACTTGTAAATCTTTAAATAATTTTACTCCATCCGGCGTAACCGTAACACATTGATAATCAACGGGTTTGCCCCCTCCTCTTGCTCCTAACAACATCATGTTTTTAGATTGATTTTCATATAAGGGTATCCCCATTGGCTTGTCAAATAGCTGTCTTAAATATTGTCTTGCTGGAATATATTTTTTCAAAGACCCATCTTTCTTATAAATAGATTCTACTTGTAAATCTGCATCATCTTCTAGTATTTCATTTTTTTCAAATTTATCTACAGCCTCTAAACAAGTATATTCGTCATCATCTGAAAATCCAGAAAAACCACGAGCTTCAATAAAATTATAAAAGTATGCCCATTCAAAATCTCTAAGGTATGGCCTAACAATTTTCTTAGGATCTGTTTTTTGAGACCCTTCGGGCTTATGTTTAATAACTCCAAAATTTACATAAAAATATAAATTAGGAGGCATAAACCTCCATTTTTTACCGCATTCTATTGGCTCTACTGGATTATTTACATCTATATGATACTCTGGGTCATCTATGCTCCAAAAGCCTTCTATACAGCGCTTTTTGTGCAATCTCCAGTAATTGATAAAAGCTTGTGATCTTGGATTATAATATGTATGTTTTCCAATAACAAAATTATTTCTATTTTTTATAATAGGGAACGTTGGGTCTCGAATATAAAAAGCGTCTAATTCATCAGTCATTATTTATAGATACTTTATTAGTTAAAACAGATCTAGCTACAGAAACTGAATTTTTAATGGCGTTTTCAATCACTTCAGCCGGATCTATAATTCCAAGTTCTAAGCAATTTCCTTGAATAATTTCTCCATTAACAATTTTATAGCTATATGTATTAACTGTATTGTATGCATCTTTTTCAAATTTTAGATATTCATCTAATAGAAAATTAACTTTAAAGTCATTTTGCATTAGAAGATGAAATGGAGATTCAAAACATTTAATAAATACATTTTGATCTTTGTTATTATAATTCATTGAGGCTCTGGTTAGAAAATAACCACCTCCAGAAACTACTCCTTTTCTAAAAGCTGCTTGACATGCTTTAACAGCATCTTCAACTCTATCTTCTATTTCTTTTTGTTCAACATTGGAATTTGCTCCTATACGTATAGTTGCCGATCCGCCTTGTAGTTGATATATTCTAGATTTAACCTTTTCTTTATCATATTTACTAATAGATTTGTCTTGCAGTCTTTTATTCAGTTCTTGAACACGATCTTTTGTATTCATATTGTCTTTAATAAATGTCGTATATTGACATCTTGCGCATACAGCATCTACAGAACCTATAAAATAATCATCTTCTTTTTCAGCGTCTATAACTGATAATAGGTCTTGCATGTCATCTTCGTTATTATTAATAGGAGTCTGAACTACAAGACACTCTAATAGATTATTCATATTATTGTTAGAGATATCTGCTATTGTTTGTGGATTCATATAATTACACATGAATACAACTGGTGTTTTAGGATTAGTATATTGCTCTAATATTTCTGCTATATCTCTAATACTATTTACTTCTTTAGGATAAACAATAACATCAGGATTTCTTAAATAACATTCTTCATGAGATGGATTATTAATAAATAATGGAGATGCATATCCCCTATTTATAGTATATCCATTAGAATATTCTACAGAAAGTCCCTTTTCATCAATCTTTTCTAAACGTATGTCAACGTTCTTGCCTTTATTTTTAAATATAGAATAAAGAAGATTTGCTATTTCTTCATCTCCATTAGAAGCAATTAAAGCAACATCTCTAATATTTTCAATGTCTATATCAATTTTATTTTTAGATAAATATTCTAATAAATATTTTTCTATTTCATTTAATTGATTTAATAAATATTTCTTGTCATATTGAACTAAGCTTTCTTGTATTTTATTTACTAAAGATTGTATTAATATAGATGATGTTGTAGTATTATGGGTTAATACAAAATTATCAGTATAATATAAATGATCTTCATTACTAACTTTAATACAAACCATTTTTTCTTTTATATTAAGTTTTTCAATATTTGTTATTGGAAGACCGTGTTTATATCCCTTTGTTTGGTGTATTCTAAAAATTGCAGTTGAAGAATATGAATTTCCATTTCTATTGTGAATTCCGTGCCAAGCGTTGTATCCAAGACTATAAATAAGACTTAAAAAATCATGATACATTTTTTCACTAATAGTTGAAAATTCAAATAACCCTTTTTTATTTATATACCCATCCGTATCTAACAATCCATTTAATAAATCAATTCTATCATTATAATCTGAAAATAAATATTTTTCAGGAATATATTTATCTTTTGATTTAAGGCCAAATATACCTGCCTTTTTTAAAAATGGAATTATAGATTTACTTATTTTTATTCTAAAACATTTTCTTTTAGGATCTTCTAATAAATTAAATTTCACACCATCTGGTAAAATTAGTTTTTTAACAATATGTTTTTTATTATATCCGATACATATTTCAACCCCAGAATCTGTTAAAGATCCGTCTCCAAGAAGAACACCAATAAGATATGGGTTTAACGGAAGCACTTGTTTAGTAAATTCAGGAATAGATGTTGGTACATAATATTTATGAGCTCCATTATATTTTGTTGTAATTCCATCTTTTAAAATTTTATTTACAGTATATTGTTTCTTATCTTTGTTGTATATCTTTTTAAGAGTCCATACATGATCGCCTGAACACAAAACTTTTCTGTCTTTTCCAATTGTTATTTGATATACATCTTTTTCTCCTTTATCAAAAACACCAAGTACTGTTTGTATAGACTTATTTGTACCACAAACTTTATCTCCAATTTTTAAATCACCAATTTTTACCCATCCATTTGGTGTTAATACTTTACTATATATCGGTTGTGGTCCATCGCCCACTTCACTATTAGATCTTTCAGCAACTTCTTTTACAAGCATAGCTCCAATATTCTCAAATGGATCTTCTAGATTAATAAATCTAGCTACCGTTACACCATCTTTAGTGTTTATTAATCTGTTTCTATCTTTTATAAATACAGTGTTTCCATTTGGTCCAAAAGTTGATTTAACGGCATCAACTGTTTTATTAATTCCTTTAATTATTGATTCTAAACCTTCGTTATATTTAATATCACTCATATTTTGTTTTATTTTATATTTTAAATAGCTCCTGAATCAGATAATGATTCTTCTCCGCCTCCTTTTAATCTACCATCTTCTTTTTCTGAATCTACTATATCTTTTAAAGATCGTAATTCATTTAATATTTTAGGCGTGTTCATCATTAATTTATCTAATGTCTCTATAGTATCTAATTTAACATCATATTCATCAATGAATTTTGTTCTTTTATAAAATGAATCTTTTAAGATTCTATATGCTCTTTCTGAATCAGTTTCACATAAATCCTGATACTTTTTGATAGCGTCGTCAAGACCTTCAAAAGAAAATTCTTTTCCGTTATCTTTGGCATCTTCTATTATAAGAGTTTTACGTTCTTCAAAAGGTATATTAGAATATGGATTAGATCCGCTATCGTCAACTAGAATAGCTATATTCCAAAGAATATCTGAATATTCTTTTTTGTGCTTTTTCTTTATTTCTCTAAATTCATTTATGAATTCAAAGGAGGGGTTGACTTTAAAGAAATCTTTTCCATAATCAAATTTAGTTATTATTTTTCCCATAACAAAAAAGCCAGATTTCTCTGGCTTCTATTTATTTTATTTCTTTTTAAAATATCCACGCAGATTAACAAAACGGACTTCTCCGTAAACTTCTCCACCTAGATTAATTCCGGGAATATTAAGACTTTCCTTAATAACCGTCTTTCCATCCTTATCTTCTTCTGGATAACGACGCACTAAAGAATCAATATCCAATAGAACAATGTCTCCAACTTCAATTTCATCATTCTGTTGTACCGCTACAACAGTTTGATAATCTAGTATAGAGACTTGCTTAGAGCCTGAAAGCAACGAACTATCACTGTTTAGTGTAATAAGCAATCTGCCATTTACTGGTTTATATTCCTTTAGATTGAATCCTTCGATTCCCTTATTTTTTTCTTTTCTATTTGCCATAATACAGCTTTATTTAATCCGAATTTACCAAATCTATTCATTAATACTTGAAACCGCCTTTCATCTGCAGTTTCGTGAGTTACGTCATATTTAGATGCAAATTTATAAAATTCTCTTAACATCAAGAAGGGAGAATCACATATATTTTTTATCTCTCTTTTTGATCTCCCATACTTTTTTGCTAACTCTTCATATATCCTATCAAATCTATTCGCAGATACCATCAATATCTATTTTAAACCCATTTTCTAATTTGTAGTCAGAAACTAGTTTATTACCGTTTAATGTACCTTTATTTCTTAGAGATACTAATATATTTCCTAGCTGTTTTGCTGTTAAATTAAATTGGTCTCTAATAAACATTTTTGTTTCTTTAGTCAATTCTTCTTTATCTCTAGAATATATAATAGCTAATATCTCTATTTCTTTATCACTTAGATTAAAATAGGGGTTCATAACTTTGAAAAAATTTTCTTGCATATTATCCCTATTTACTTTTACTGTTATTTTAATCAGTTTTACATTTCTCTTATTGTCCATTCTTTATCCTGGAACATTTGTTTTAGAAATTCAATTGTTGTTTGTATATATTTTATTTCATTTCCTTTATCTGGCTCATGATACATGATATAATTATTACCAGTACTTACAACACAATCATCAGGAGCAAAATAAGCATATGTATCTGTATAAAACACATCTGTGTTCGTTCCTTCAATTCTCATAACTCTGCCATGAACAGTCATCTGTTCAATGGCCCCTACAAAATCATACTTCATCTAAAAATGCTTTAATTTTCCACAAATCCTTTTCTTCTTCTAATTCTATATCAGACAATAAAGAGACTGTAGCTTCATCATTTATTTCTTTAAATATATTAATACAGTATTTAATTTCTGTGCATATTTCTTCTATAGTATCCCTAACTTTCCTAAGCATTGTAGGAAAATCATCAGAGTTAACTATATATGTCATTTTCGGCTCTTCGTCGTAAATGAATGGAATATCAAATCTCTTCCAGTCTATAGATAACAATCTTTCTGCTATTGTATCAAATGTATCTCCTAATCTCTCATATAGATCATCAGTCCATTTGACGTGTATTGAAAAGAAGTGACTTCCTTTAGTCTTTAAATGTAATGATTTAACATTATTTTGATAAATCACATACATTTGTATTAGTTTATTAAACTCGCTTATACAATTGTCGTTCATATATATCCAATTATTCCTTGTTCTGTTGCAGTAATACAATCTCTATTCTGTTTTTTTAAAAATAATCTTAAGAATGGAAATTGTTTTTTTATTTTTTTGAAGACTCTTGGCTTTACCATTTCATCTCCATTCATAACTTTAATTAATTTTCCTTTGTAATTAAATGTCAATTCCATGTTAATTCAATATAATTCTACCCTCTAACATATAATCATTAGTAAGAGATATGATATCATAATCCACACAAGCTTTGGTATTGCCAAAATTAGAATGAACCCATTTAGACGAACCAAAGAAAGATCCTACGCTCTTATATCTAAATTGTTTACCATATGTAGTAGCACTGTTATGAAGATCACCTTTTACAAAATGAATTCTATTACCTTTTCCAATATATTCATCTGGAATTGAATCATCATAACGTTTGGTATTAATATATTCATTAATAAAGTTTTCCGTCTTAGAATCTAGAACTAAAGGCATGTTACGCTTCATATCTCCTTCATCTTTGCCGTGACATAAAATATATGTATGCACACCAATATTATATGACCCTATAAACTTATCAAACACTTTTGCATGTACATTTTCAAATTTAGAATTCAATATTGTGCAAAGAGCAAAATTAGCTGCATATCCAAAATCACCATCATGATTAGAAGATCCAACTGCTTTATACATAATAGAATCAGCAAGATCTAAACTATTAATAGAACTAACAAGATATGTTATGGCTTCTATGAAATATCTCATCTGCTCTTTATTAGTTAGATTCTGAGGTAACTGATGCCCCCCTCTACATGTTTGGCCATTCATCCCATCTAGTGAATCTCCTAGATTATTAATAATAATACAACTAAATTTGCCATAAATAGCAACTTCTCTTCGTATCATATCAATAATCTTATTCATTCTGGAAATAACAACATCCATGTTATAAGTGTTGTCATATATGCTTTCTAAAGGTACATCTGCGCCAATATGCATGTCCGCTAAATGAATAACCAATGCTCTTGCTTTAGAATATGATAATTCAGTTACTGGAATATTATCTTTAACAATCTTTTCTTTTACTAGATATTCTTTTACGATATCTTGCATTCCTTCTTTTAGATTGCGAAGATCTTCATTCTCTTTTACAAGATTAACGAATTCTCTTTCTAAAACTTTGCATTGATCTTTATAATACTTTTCTCTAATTAGAGACTCTTTATCACTGTAAACATTATCAATAATTTCATCAACTTCTTTCTCCTCCATAATATGCGGAGGAACAGGTATTGATTGTTTCGTAATTCCAAGAATCCTAATTATATTATTAACTTCTTCTAAGGTTAATGTTGTAAAATATGGTACTATATTCTTTTTAGAAATACCAGCCCCGTAATCAGAATATAATTTATAAATCCTTTCTATTTCATCTCTAGATAATAGTTTTTCTTCATTTTTTAGAATAAATTTATAGAACATTATTCTACTATCATCTTTAGATCTTATTAGATATAGTTTATTAATATTATTATCTTT